ATGCGTATCAAGATGGCTATCGGCATCTGGCTGCTGGGCATTACCCTGGCCTGGCTGGCGGTCGCGCCGCTCGGCACGGCCGCGCCGGACGCCGCCGCGGGTTGGTGGCAACTACGCCAGCACGCCTTGTATCTTTCGGGACTCTGGAGCATCGGCCTGATGTCCCTGACCCTGCTGCTGGCCTTGCGCCTGCCCTGGCTGGAACGTCCACTGGGCGGCATGGACCAGGTCTATCGGCTGCACAAATGGGCCGGCATCGGCGCCGCCCTCACGGCCATCCTGCATTGGGGAGCCAAGGAATCCAGCGGGTGGATCAAGACCCTGTGGGGAACCGCCGCCAGGCCCGGTCGGGATGCCGTGCTGCCCTGGCTCACGGACTTCCGGGGCACCGCCAAGGACCTCGGCGAATGGGCGTTCTACCTGTTGTTGGCCATGGTGGCCATCACCCTGCTGACCCGGCTGTTGTCGTACAAGCCCTGGCGCATTCTGCACCGCGCCATGCCCCTGCTGTTCCTGGCCCTGGCGTTCCACACGGTGGCGCTGATGCCCCTGGGCTTCTGGGCCGCCCCGATGGGCCTGCTCATGGGCGCGCTGCTGGCGCTCGGCAGCGTGGCGGCGCTGTGGTCGCTGGCCGGCTGGATCGGCCAGTCGCGGCGCCATGCGGGGCGCATCCATGCGGTGCATGTCCTCGGCGACGGCGGCGAGGGCGCGCCGGTCGAGGTGATCTGCGCGCTTCCCGCCAATTGGCCCGGGCATCGCGCGGGGCAATTCGCCTTCGTGCGCTTCGACCGCAACGAAGGCGCCCACCCCTTCACCATCGCCAGCGCGCCCGGCAGCCTGGGCGCCGACGAGCGCGGCGCGCCCCTGCTGCGCCTCGTCATCAAACCGCTGGGAGACTACACGCGCAGCCTGAGCCGACGCCTGCGGGCGGGCCAGCGCGTGGACATCGAAGGCCCCTACGGCCGCTTCGACGGCCAGGGCAAGGGCGAGCGGCAGCAGGTCTGGGTGGCGGGCGGCGTCGGCGTCACGCCGTTCCTCGCGCTGCTGGAGGCGCGCCAACCCGGCGCCGGCACGGCGCCCGCCGGCCGGCAGCCCGCGCGGATGCATTACTGTACCCGCGACGCCGAGGCGGATCCGCTGCTGCCCCGCCTGCGCGCCCTGTGCGAAAGCGCCCAGCCGCCGGTGGCCCTCACCGTGCACAGCGATGCGCGGGGCGAACGCCTCACGCCCCAGGCCCTGGAGGCCGACGCAACCGGGCCGCTGGATATCTGGTTCTGCGGTCCGCGGGGCCTGGGCGAGGCGCTGCAAGGCCACGCGCCGCGCCGCTGGCGAGTGCATCGCGAATCGTTCGCCATGCGCTGAAAACGACGAAACGCCAGGCCCGGGACCTGGCGTTTTTTTTCGTGCGGGCGCCGGGCCCTGGTGCTAGCCTTGGAGCTTCCAACTGTCGCCAGTGGAGACCCCCATGCCTGAATTCATTGAAGCCAACCTCGACACGCTGTTCACTCATGCCCATAGCCGCGCGGAAAGCTACTTGCGGGCGGCTGAAACCCAGATCGACGCGGTTTTCGGCGATGGCTACGCCAGGGAACATCCGGAACTGATCGCCGCGTTCATGAAGACCGCATCCGACGAGTTCACACGCATCACCACCGCGAAAGTCCTGCAGAACATCGGCTATGCGCTGGACTCGATCGCGGGTGCGATGAAAACCCCGGATTGAGAGCGGCGCCCCAGTCGCACCGAAAAGAAAAAAGGCCGCCAAGTTCGAGGCTTGGCGGCCTTCTCTTTTGCCGTGCCTGGCAGCACTGTGCAAGAATGCCTGCGCCCAACCACGCCCCTAAATCGCCCTGGCGCCGGGCGGAGTTCCCGTCCATTCGACCCTGTCTTCCCAGCGGGGGTGGCGCTTGCGCTAATGCTCTCTGTCGCCCCGCAGGAACATGGCGACCTTTCCCTTTAGCAACGCGGCGTCATAGGTGGCCGTGCTGAGGGCACTCTGTAGCACCTTTCTCCGGATTTCACTCGGCATTTCATGCCATACGCTCAAGATCGCTGCGCCAAGGCAAGCAATGACCCGCCGCTCGCCTTCGTCAAGTACCCCAGCATCCAGCATCTCCACTGACGTGGGTAATCGCACGCCACCTTCATTGAGCCAGCGCTCAATGTCCGAGTCCTCAGGATCACGAGTCATGTTTTTCCCCCGAAAAAGGAACTCCCCCGGCGATGCGCGCAATCCTCGCCTTGAGTGCGGACCTGTCGAATGCTGCTTGAGCGATCTCACGATTCAATACCCGCTGACGCGCATCGGGCGGGAGCTCATCCCAGAGACTCAATATCGATGCCCCGAGAAAAGCGAGAATTCGGCGCTCCGACTCCTCGAATTCCTCGATCGCGAACGACCGGGCGAGGGAAATCAGTTGCGATCCCCCCTCATCGTCCCAGCGCTCCAACGCCTTCGTACTCGTTGTCTGTGACATGGCGCGGCCTCCTGGATGAGTGGACAAAATCAGTGTAGGACAACCACCGCCGCGCGACTTACGCTGTTTCAAATTAGTCTTAGGTCAGACCTGCCGCAGAGCGTACTGTAGGGATGTGGCATTCGTCACGACAACCAAAAGGTAAATATCATGACATTTCCTACCCGCTACAGCGCTGCAGGTCCTCCCACCCAACCTGGTCAGGATGACCAGCCCAACAAACAGCAAGAACAGCAAAGCCAGGAACAAAAAGAAGAAGCGGCTCGCAAGCAAGCGCAGAACGATCCGCTAAAGCAACGAACCCCCCAGTAGCGAATCGCACGCTTTCGGTCCATTCCTGCCACGGAACCACAGCCGCCCAATTGCTGATGGATGACTGAAAGTTTGTGAACAGACGCTGACTCGTCGCACATTTGCGAGAGCCAGCGTTGTCGTGTATCGATCCGACCCACGATATCTCCGCGCTAGTCAAAGGCCGCAATAGAGGCCAACCAGTCCCCGAATCAAAACGTAAATCTGGTCGGCAGCTCCGCCATGTCGCAGCCACACCGTGCCTCGATTCATTTAGGCCGTTCCCATCATGAAGCCGTTCAGTAAGTCATTTGCCCGCCTCATTACCACTTGCCGAAAATTCCTCCCGTTGACCACGTCGTTCAAGCCTGACGATGGCCACAGAGCGCGTCCGTCCGCTCCGCACGCGGCGACTATGTCGCCTTGGCGTGTGTACAGAATCTATGCTCGTCCTGGACACCTGCTTCTTCGGAATGAACAAGGCAGGATTTTTGACTTCGGCGTTATGAAAGGAGCCGAGCCCAACTTGGCCTATCGGCTGTTCGTCCGAAATCTCACGGGCCGGGGGTTCGCTTCGCGCACGCTGCTGCTCGATGACATCACTCGCCGAATTGAGGCCGGTGAAGTTGCAGGTGAATTGCTTGACCTTCCCGAATATACGGCCGGACCAGGAGTCGATCTGGACCGCGGCACGCACGCCGACATCTCGATGAAATTGGCTGGATAGCCCAGCCCGCTTGCCCTTGATCCGAGCCGCGATTGCGAGAGCGCGCGCTTAGAGGACGCCCCAGGCTGCAAGCCTTGACGGGGATGTTTTTCCGGCGCGCGAGCCAGTGACGCCGCAGCTTCGCGATGGGAAATATCGGCTCTCACGGCACCATAGCGGTCGCCTCCGGCGAGAAGGAGCCCGCCTCATAACGACCGGCCTATGGCACTGCCGGCCTGTTGACACGATACGCTTCGGCGCGAGCCAAGGTACGGTAAAACGACGCCCCCACGCTTACAAAGCGCTCAATGTCTCCCGCCGATAGCTTGTCCTTGACCGAATTCAGATGCTCCGCGTAGTCGGTAAGAATATCGACCCAATCATCGAAACTGCTCAGCGTCACCGATTTGGTCAGCATCCTCGCCAATAGGTCTTCCCGGTCCATAATGCCCTCGACAGTCGCAGCCCGATGCCGCATTCAAGCTGCGCAAGTGTCATTCCCAGCATTTCAAGATCATCGTGAACGGGGTCTCGCACGTGTTCCAAGAAAAGCGAAAGCCCTGGCCGGTTTCCCAGACAGGGCTCGATAAGTTGTGTGACCGGTAGTACTCGTCAGCTTAGCCTGGGTCAGGCAGCGTGCGAATGTGCGTCGACCAAATAACGTCCGTGATTAATAGCCGTATCGACCGCAATCACTGGGCTTGAAACAGATCCACCCGATGCAAAAAATGGAACCAGGTGCGACTCATTCAATCCGTATTGATCCGCCACAGCCCCTAGTGCCACAGTCGCAGTAAAAGCGGGCCGACGGCTTCCACCAACCGATATACGGGAGACACTCGCCGTTAAGCGATATCCTTTGTAGACCATGTTGTTATGGAACATAAGCCCTCCTATGAATTCACTTGCTTAGGGCTCTGTTCACAGTGCGCGAATTTTCGTCGCCTGCGGGCCTTTGGCTCCCTCTGCCGTCACGTAGCTGACGCGTTGGTTTTCAACCAAGACCTTATGACCGTCGTCGCTGACAATCTCGGAGAAATGAGCGAATAGGTCCTTGCCGCCGTTCTCGGGCATGATGAATCCAAAGCCCTTCGCGTCGTTGAACCACTTAACAATTCCGGTTTCCATATGTCTACTCCTTGAATAGCGGGCACTGCCCGAAAACGGAGCTAGTCAAGGAAAGGACTGCGAACAATGAAGCACCCTGAAGAGAGCACAAAACCGGACGAAAATCGCGATGCTCGAAAAGCTGTTAACCCACTATGGGCGCGGCATCCTTGAAAGTCAACCGACGTTTCCATTTAGAGCCCGCCAAGGACTTGAATCGGATTTACCGCGGAACAGGGAGCCGTGAAAAGCCCGCGCCACTGATGCGCGGCGGAAAAGCAAAAAGCCGCGTAAGTCTATGACTTAGCGGCTTTTCAGGCGGTGCCAGGCACCACTTTGCAGGAATTTGGTAGGCGGTATTGAAACCGAATCGCAGCCCGCGACCCGCATGAACAAAGGATCTAGTCCAATCCGCGCCCGCTTATGCCCCCAAGTGTGCCCCCAAACAATCATGATGCTGGGTGCTGGCCGGGCACGTAAATCAGTCCCGGATGCGTCCATGAAACCGCACGTTGCAGCCAAGTCTCCGTAGAGTATCACCATGGAACCCTGGCCTTTCAACGAATATTTCACCGTCGCGGAATTCGCCGCCCTGCCAGTCGCGCAGCAGCGGCAAATCGCCCTGATCGTCCGCGCGCTGGTCTACTACCTCCAGCACCATTCCGAGGCCGCGGCGGGCCTGGACTGATCCTATACTGGCCCTTCCCCTTCCAGCTGGAGGCGCCATGTGTGGCCGAATCGTCCAGAAGTCCGGGCCCATGGATTACGTGGAGCGGATCTTCCCCAATCCGCGCGCCATTTTTTCCGACCCGGCGGGCCCCCGCTACAACATCCCGCCCGGCACGCGCCCGCTGACAATGCACCGGCTGGCCGGCGACTTCCAGCTCGACCGGCTCGCCTGGGGTTACAAGCCGCAAGGGTCCAAATTCCTGATGTCGAATGCGCGCCTGGACAAGATCCAGGCCAATAAGTGGCCCTGGAAGATGCTTACCGGCCACCGCATCCTGGTGCCGGCGGACGGCTGGTATGAATGGAAGCCGCTGGACGACAGCCCGAAGCCACCGAAGCAGCCCTATTACATTCACGCCAAGGATGGCGCGCCGCTGTTCTTCGCCGCCCTGTCGGCCTGGCGCGCTGGCGCCGAGAAGGACGAGGCCCACGGGTTCGCCATCGTGACGAACGACGCCGCAGGCGGCGTGGTCGACGTCCATGACCGGCGCCCGGTGGCCCTGCCGGCCGACCTCGCCGTGCATTGGATGGATCCGGATTTCCCAGCCGCCCAGGCGGTCGCGCTGCTCAGCGATGGCCTACCGGAAATGGCATTCACCTGGCATCCCGTGCGGCTAGAAGTGGGCAACTCCAAGTACCAGATGCCGGACGCAATCGACCCCATTTAAAGCGGAATATACTGGATAAATAACCAGTGTTTTCCGCTATGCCGTTCAAAGCCCCCCTCACCTTCGACGAACTGCGCGCCATCCGTGAGCGCCAGCCCTGGAATGCCGATGTCCTCTCCCTGCTATGGGAGGTGAAGCGTCTGCGCGCAACGCTGCTGCGCCTGCACCAAGTTTCCAGCGAGTTGCAGCGGCCTGGCGGCATCACGGGCGGAATCTACGACGACCTGCTGGCGGGGCTCGCAGACGAGCCCTGTGTGCTGGAGCGCGAGCAGATGACGGCAGAACTGCTGGAATTACCGCGCAAGCTGCGAAAGGGAATGGAACCGCGCTAGGTCTCCGCCTGAGCCACGTTTCGGCACGCCAATTGCTGAAGCCGTTCTGCCGCAGCGCTCCATCGTCGATGCATGGGCTTGCATGCACCGTGGAGTTCGTCGGGGACCACTACCTCCCTGGCAGCTGCGGCATCATCGCGACGGGTCGTCGCACACTCCTTTTGCGCTGCACTCCTGCGGCGCCTTTTTTTGAATGGTCTTGCGAACCTGGAGCGCCTAGCTCAGAAACACTATTGCGCTCCGTCTCACCTTATTTCATACTGCCCTTCCGAACGTCTACTTTTGGAGGGTGCTGAAATGCATGATGACGTCCGAAAGCAGGGAGCGCACGCCGCCCGCCAAGGATTGACATTGTGGGATTGCCCATACCTCAAGGCGGAGGCAATGCCAGGACACACAGGCGAGAATCCCGCCGATTGGCAGGCCAAAATTGACGCTTGGGAAGCTGGGTGGCACGGCGAATTGAAGAGACGAAGGTCGCCATTGAAGGCCCTCATATCGCCTATGAACGCAGGGCATAGGTAGGTACAACAGGCGCCCCGTTTTCGGGGCGCTTTGTATTGGAGCACACGTCGGCGGCCTGCTGGCTCCGCGGGCGCGCACCGACCTCCGCGTAGCCACTGTATAGCCCTTACGACCGATCCACTTTGCCAGACTCGCTATGCTACAGATGGGGATTCGCAGGGAAATTGCCTCCACTCTCCAGTGTGCAGGCGCCCTGCACCTAGGAGAGAGACATCGTGGGCACCGGCACTCGCTTAGCAGATGTAATCGTCAAATTACCCGATCGCTCGACCTGCCGCGTCGAACGGCGATTGATCATAAAGCGAAGCACAACCGCACCGCGGGACCCGCAATACATATGCTCCCTGCCTACGGGGGAACCGGTGGAATGGCTTCGAGACGGGAAATATCGCCTTCCCGATGGAACGATCGCAGTAACGGTCGCTCATCGGCCTCCAGCGAAAAAGCCCGAGCAGGACTAAGGTTTTGGCCACGCCTCCACCGTGGCCCGGTGGCGCTTCGCGCACACCCCATACGCCACCAGCACCACATCCTGCATCCAGACCTGCCATTCGTCGTAGTCGCGCGGATCCTGGGGCGGATCTGATATCTCCGGGCAGGGGGCAGCCAACCCGCTATCGAGCGGCGGCACCACGCGCGGCACGTACAGCGTCGGTGAGGCTCCGCACCCGGTCAGCATCAGGGCGACAGCCAGCAAGCAGAGGATTCGCATTTTTCAAGGCCTTCGAAAGCGCGCCGATCGACGCAGTGAGATCAGGGCCGGCCGCCGCCGCGGCGCGCGCGCTCTTGGCCATGGCGGTCAGGTCCGAATTGGTTTGCTGGATGGCCTCGCGCGCGACGGCCAAATCGTCGCGCGACCGTTCCAGCCGCAGCTCAGCGACCTCGCGCCCATGGAAGGCACCCAGCACGAACCATGTTGCGGCCGCGCCCAGCAGCGCCGTTGCGGCGTAGCCGCGCCACCCAGCCAGGGCGCCGGCCAGCTTCGCGCCGTCGGCCATCATGCCGGCGCCTTCCAGCCTCGGGGCAGCTGAAAATGGGGGCCGTCTTTCAGCGTGCGCCAGTCCCCGCCCCACTCCACCGGCGTTCCCAGCTCCGCGGCGCAGGCCTTGACTACATCAGCCAGGCGGAGAAATTCCGCCCAGTCGGCCCAGGGGATGGCGCTGCCCACCAGCGGCGCCAGGTCAACGGCGTGGCCGTAGCCGTCCGCCTGCTGCAGGTGCAGGCCGTTCAGAGTCTGGCTCTTCCCCGCGGCAACCAGCTCGCGCTGGCGCTCAGCCGTGCGCAGCCCTTCCACGACGGTGAAGTCCACGGGCGTCCGCTGGATCGCCAGTTTGACGATTTCGACAAGTCGGGGGTGCACCCCTTCCAGGCGCCGCAGGCTGCGCGCCGATAGCTTGAATCCGGACATCGTTGCTCCTCAAAAGAAAAGCGCGCCCGAAGGCGCGCGAAGGGGTAAATCAGGCGGGAGATCAGGGGCGTGCCGCGCGGGCATGCTCGTCGGCCAGCATGGCCAGGCGGTTGCGCGCGCGGTACAGCAGGTCCAGCTGCGCTCGCTTCTCGTCGGCAGGCAGGTCGGAGCGTTCCAGGGCCTTGATCTTCGTGTTCACGTCGCGCAGCTGGCGGTCGGCCACCTTGAACAAGGTGCGCAGGCGCAGCTGATCGTCGCCCGCCAGCGCGCGCGCCCGCTCCAGGTCGCCAAGCTCGCGGGCTTGGGAGTACGCCGAATACACCTGGTTCACGTCCCGCTGCTCGTCGTAGAACCGCTGGATGTACTTGCTGCTGCGCGGGTCGGCGTCCTTGACGAAATCGCCGACCACGAACCAGTTGTCGATGCGCCCCAGGTCACGACGCGGGTTCTCCGGCAGGCCAGACAGTGGCCGCGCCAGATAGTCGGACACGTTCAGGGCCTGAGTTCCGAGCCACCCGAAGTAGCCGCGCGCGAGGTGTTCCAGACGCTGGGGCGAGACGCCCAAGGTCCGGCCCAGCGCCACCGCGCCGGCGGAGGTCGACGCCGTGAAGCGATCGCCGGCAGGTAGCCGCTGCTGGCCCACGCTGTCGATGTCGCGCTCTCGGAAGGAGTCGTAGTTGAATGCGGCCTCCATGGCGGGCTTCACCAGCTGGGGAACCGGGTTCATGGACAGCTGCTCGCTCAAGATAGCGCCCACCGTCCGGCCGAAGTCGCCCAGGCGGAAGTCATCGCCACCGAAAGCCAGCTCGGTGCCGCGCTCCACCACACTACCCAGGGCTCCGATTTCGAAGGGCTTGGGGATGTAGACGAACTGGTCGGTGCCCGGCAGCTTCGTGATCCAGAACGAATTGCGGGCCCAGTCAGGCAGCTGCTTGTAGTCGTCGTCGTCTTTCATGCCCAGGTACAGCAGCGCCGACGCCATCGCCACGGCGCCAGACACGACGGCGAAGCGGGCCGGATCTGCGGCGGCCCCGCGGCCCAGCTTGTACATGCCCTGCAGCCGCGCGTTAAAGAACGGCACCACCTGCGACAGCATGCGGATGGCGGAGAATGTGCCGCCTGCCGTGAAGTCCATCAGGTCGCGCGCCGCGTAGCTGGCCTCCAGGTGGCTGCGCCCGGCCTTGCGGGCCTGCTGGTAGATGGCGGCGCGGTTGATCGTCTCGGACCGGTCGCCCGTCTCCTGGTACCAATCGAACGCCTTGCGCAGCGCGCGCCCCATGCCGGCCGGCGACGTAATGACGTCGTCCGGGTGGGCACCCAGTTCGTCGACCAGGCGCTTCACGTTGCGGGCGTTGCCGTCGTTGAAGGATCCGAAGCGTACGGCCCCGCCGCCGGCCATGAGCCGGCGCCACGTGTCGCTCTCGGAGCCCGTCGCCTTCCAGCCTTCCGCCAGGTTGCGCAGCGGATTCGTCGACAGATTGCTGTCGATCGCCATGGCCTGGATCGTGTCGCGCAGCAGGTTGCGCACCCGGAACGTCGGGCTGATCGTCACGCCCACGGTCAGCGCATGCTTGAACTTGCGCGCCGCCTTCGTGAACGGGTCATTGGAACCCACGTAGTGCAGGGCCGTCAGGGCGTTCATCACCAGGGGATCGCTCACCAGGTAATGCTGCTCATGCCCGTCAACCATGGCCCGGACGCTACCGCGCTCGGCCTGGCGCACGCGAGTGGCGATGCCCAGCTTCTCCGCCTCCTTCAGTGCGCCCTGGGCGGCCAGGTTCTTCATGCTGGCAGAGAGCAGGTGCGACCAGTTGGAAACGGTGTTCGCCACCAGGTCGCCCAGCTTGTCGGTGCCGCCCTTCAGGCGCTTGTAGGCCTGCTGGCCCACCAGCCCACCGATCTGGCCCGGCCCCATGGTGCCCGTGGCGTCGTCTTCCATCACGCGATAGAACGGGACGTAGAACTCGCTCTCCCACAGGCCCCGCGTGCTGGGATCGACCAAGCCGGCCTCCTGCGCCACGTCCAGCACCGACCGTTGCAGCTCGTTGAACTGGCCCAAGGCCTCCCGGTAGACGGTGGCGCGGTCACGGCCGTCGGCCATCTTGCCGCTGGCCAGCCGCTTCCCGGCGGCAATGTCCTCGGGCGTGAATAAGCGTTCGCGCCCGGCCGGCTCGGCCTTGGAACCCGGCCACTTCTCCGCCTCGGCCCGCGCGGCCGCTTCGTTGGCGAATCGCTCGGTCACGCCGTTGTCATAGCGGACCTGCCATTCCGCGGCCAGCTGCTCCGCCCGGTTGGCCGCGATCCAGGCCATGAAATGATCATGCTCGCCGTTCAGGTCCGCCAGGATCTGGGCGAGGCCCTTGCCGCCGGCGGTATCCAGGGCACCGTCCTGCAGCTTGACCGCGCCGTGGCGCACCAGGTATTCGGCGGCGCCGTCCGCGCCCTTGGACAGGCGCGCCTGCATGTAGGCGGTCGCGCTGATGCCCTTGAGCGGCGCGAACTGGTCGAAAATGCCCTGCACCAGCTTGGCCTGCCAGCGGTCCGACACCTTCGCCATGCGCTCCTTGATGGGCTCCTGCTCCGCCCATGCCCCGATCTTGCCCAGGAATTTATTGCGCTGCCGGCGCTCGATGTCCGACAGGGACTCGCCCGGGCGTTCGATCTTGGCACCGCGCTTCGGTTCGCGGGGCGTCCCCGGTTCCGTCGGAGGGGCGCCAGCCGTCGCCGCGGGCACGCGCGATTCCATGGGGCCAGAAGTGCGAAGCCCCGCGGCGGGCGGGGCTTCTTTCTTGGGCTTGCGCGACTCCATGGCGCCGGGGTCGAAGATCCACCCCGCGCGGCCCTCGCTGTTGACGATTGCCGCAATTTCTTCTACCGTAAGGCTACGCCCTGACGGCGTCCGATCTGCGCCCGCTTTGGAAGCGGGAGTGCTTACGGCGGACGAGTTGTCGGGGCGCTTTGCTTCCACCACGTCCGACAAGTCGTGATCGTAGAACAGGTGCCCGTTGGCGCTTTCCTTCACGACCAGGCGCGCCAGGTAGTCCTGGCCGGCAATTTCCACCGGCGCATACAGCGTGTGCACCTGGCTGGTGAACGGATCCCGCTGCTTGTTCCGGTTGACCTCCGAGTGTCCCAGGACCGCCTGCTCGATCAGGCCGGGCAGCGCCGCCATGGACTGGATTTTGCTGATCCGCGCGCTGCGCGACAGCGATTCCTTGATCCCCCTCTGGCTGACCTGCACGCGCCAGCCGGTAGCGCGGTTCACGAAGTCCTTGCCCTTCAGGTTCTCGGTGGCCCACGCCCGCGCGGCGTCGCGCAATTCCTTGGCGCCCAGCTCGGGCGCGCCCAGCTCCTGCCCGGTCAGCACCGTCACGCCAGCGCCCGCCTCGCCCTGCCCGCGGCTGGCCGCCATCGAAGCCGCGGCCTCCTGCATGCCGGCACGCACCCGCGCGGCCGGAGCACGCTGCAGGAACCGGCCGGCGTCGACGACCATCTGCCTGATATCGGCGTTGGTCAGCTTCAGGTTCAGGCCTAGCCGGCGCAGCGCCGCGCGGATCTTGCCATAGAGCCGTTCCAGGAAGATGGTGCGGCGCCCTTGCTCCGCCATCCGGGCCAGGACTTCCCGGGCTCGGTTCTCGGCCGAGTAATCGGGATAGCGCATCGTGACGGCCTCGAACGTGGCGTAGTGCGGATGCTCCGGGCCGGCGTTCCGCGGGATGTGTGCGCCATCCGGTGCGCGCGCCAGACGGCGCACGTCAGCAAGGACATCGCGGAATCGATCGCCCAGCAGCGCCTCGACACCGAAGTGCCCCACCACTTCGTGCGCCAGGACCTGCTGCAGGCGCTCCGCCGTCGGTAGGTTCTCGGCCACCAGGTAGATGCGGCCGCCATCGCGCGCCGGATAGTAGGCCCCTTCCGCCAAGGGGGAAGGCTTTGCTCCTTCCGGGATTTGATCGACGCGCTCTACGACGGACACGCGCAGGCTCGCCGCACCCGGAAGCTTCGACATAAAGTCGCGGGCAGCTCGCTCCCCTTCTCGGACCGACACCGTGGTGCCCCTGTCAGGCGCGCGGCTGGATGTCCGCGACTGGAAGGACTTGGTGGTAGCCGTGTCTGTGCCCATGCTGGCCATCGACCGTCCGTCGGCAATGATGTCGTGCACCTGTACATCAGCGTCCTTCAGCATCCGCCCAAGGTTCTGGGCTGCATCAACACCCGCAGGGGATGCCACGTTCAGGATCGCCGCGCTCGCATTCGAGCGTTCAAGCCCGGCAAGAGCCTTGTCCAGGCCGCCGGTCCCGCGCAGCTTGGCCATTTCAGCCGCAGACATTGGAACAAAGGCGGTGGGCTCATTCTTCGCATTGAGCAGCAGGATTCCTTCATCCCCGCCCGACACCTCGCGCATGACCTGCGCCGCGTCTTCGGGCCGAGTGATAGCCTTAGCCAAGGTCGCGCGCTGACGAAACACCCGTTCGGTGACCGGAATTTCATTGCCGCGCCGCGTGGGCTGAATCTTCCCCGTACCTCGCTCCCCGGTCGCGGGGTCATAGTGGCCATAGTCTCCGTTGCCGATCGCCAGCATGCCGCGCAGCTTTACGCGGCCGCCGTCGGCCAGCTTCAGATATTGCTCAGTGGCCTGTATGTCTGCTTTCGACAGATTCGGACTGCCACTGGGGTGGTTGTGAGCCAGCCATACGTTGGCAGCCGCCCTCAGGCGCGCGCCGTGGCCGGCAACCAGACCGTGAACAATGCCCGTGCTGCTCTTGTTTCCAATCGTGTGGCGCAGAATGCTGATAGGCCGCCCATCCTTGTCGGTGAAGAGCGCCACCATCTGCTCCTGCGGAGCCTTGCGCAGCGATGCCAAGGCGCTGGCCACCTGGTCCCGAGAAGTCAGCACGCCACCCTCCGCGGGCAGCCTCCCCACCTCCTTGGCTTCCACCGAAACCGCGAACTTGCCATCGGGACCGGGCTCCAGGGAAATCGCGCGCGCGGGGCTTCGGGTCCTCGGCAGCGCCTTGGCCGCCGGTGCCTGCGCGGCCGCGTCTGGCGCAAGCGTGCCCAGGTTGAAGTCGGCTACCGGCTTGGTGGTGTCGCCATTGCTCAACCACTCCTTAAATGCCGGCATGTCCAAACGGGTTACCTGGCCCATGCCCTTCCAGTCGGGCGTATAGCTGGCGCGATAGGCCTCCTCCGCTGCCTTCTGGTCCGGGTACCCCAGCATGACCTTCGCCTCGTCGAACTTGCCGGAGCCCGGATTGACCTGATCAATGACGAACACCGGCCCGCTGAAGTCCGGCGCGGTGCCCGGCCGCACGAAGACATCCACCTGGTCGCCGTCGGCGCCTTCGGTGCGGCGGATGTATCCGTAGTGGCCCGCCATGCGGTTCGCCCATGCCGTTCCATCCGGGGACGTTCCGCGGCGTTCCGACCCCTCCGGGTTCTCGATGGAGATGTCCAGGCCCGCCACGCGCGTGCGGCCCACCTTGTAGTTGCCGGCCTCCTTCTGAGCGTCCGTCGGCTCCGGCAGGTCGTTGGAAGGCGACGTGGCCGCCTCGTGCGCGGCCGCGTCCGTCGCGGCGCCCGGGTGGCGCTGGCCAGCCGCGGCAACATCCGGCGTCATGCCCATGGCGGCCTGGCGCGCCAGTTCGGCATCGCGCTGGCCAGCGGTGGCGGCCACGCCCTCGCCGTCGACCGCGTAGATGGGCGCCGGCAGCGCCGCGCGGGCCGGGGTGCCCTTGAGCGCGGAATCGATGCCCTCCTGCATCTGCGCCGTGGTGTATGGCTGCATGCCGTTTTCATGCTGGATGATGGCGGCCGTCAGCCGGGTCAGCGTATCGGCGTCGCTCAGGTCCAGCCGCTGGTCGGCCTGCACGCCCAGCGCACGGCTCACCTCGCCCACATAACCGCCGGTGTCATTCTCATCGGACGGCGCCCAGCGGCCGATGATGCCCTGCACGGTATCCAGACCATGCCGACGCTGGTAGGTCAGAAGATTGACGGCCAGGCCACGGATACCGTCCTCGGGCGATCGGAAGGTGGCGAAGCGCGGATCGTTACCGTCGATCTCGCCGTCGAAACCCACGCCCTTTTCGATGTTGCCCGGGTTGTTGTTGCGGATCCCGCGCGGTGCATTGGCGGGCATGCGCCAGGGATCGCGCGCCGTGAATCCGTCGCCGGCGGCGTAGCCATCCGGCGCGGGCAGCGCATCACGTCGCGCCGGGGCTTCCAGCACCGGAAACGCCTCCGGCCCTTCGATCGCTGCCGGGCCATCCGAGGCCTGGCGCAGCGCATTGCCGGGCAAAGGATCGGCAGCCAGCTCCGACAGGCGCACGAAGCGCCCACGGCCGTCGGCAGTCCGAATCCTGGCCAGTGGTTCGCCGCCGGGCCGCGCCGTCGCGGCGTTCCGCTCCACGCCCATGAACTCCACGGGCAGCTCGCGGCCGTTCTGACGCAGGTAGACCTGCTGGCCGCGCGAGAACGAGTCGTTAGCATGGGCCTGACCTGGCTCCGCCGTCGCAGCTTGCTCGGACGGTTGCGGCGGCTTAACCAGATCGGCAACGTCCACGACATAGGGTTCACCGTCGGGCTCATCTCCCAATGTGTTGACGACGCGCGCTTGCTGCCGCCCATCGGGGCCAGCATCTGGCTCCATCCCTACGAACATTACGCGAACAGGGTCATCGTCAAAGTCCTGGTCCTGCCAAAGGATATGCTCGCCTGGCGCGTAGGCAGTTGCGTCGCCCGGCCTTGCCAATGAATCCGCAGGCACATACGACACCTCTCCGTCCACCTCCACCTTGGCATAGCGTTGCCCATCCGCTCGTGCCTCCGGTTCCATTTGGAGGAACCGAACCGGCCGATTGCGGTTTGCGCCTGCCCAAACGACCCAATCGCCCTGCTCATAGGTCGGCGAGGCCTGTGTCTGCTCCGAAGCGCCTTCCGCCTGGGCGGCCACTTCCGATTCTCGGCCCGGACGAACGATGAATCCGCTTTCGTGGCGCATGACCTGGGCGCCGCCGCCCAGCTCCTCGGCACGTTGGCGCGCGGCGCTGGCCGTCACGAACGGCTTGCCACTGGCGTGCATCACGTCGCCCGCCTCCAGGCTGGGCGCCGTCGGCATGCTGCGGCTGCGCATTCCGTCAGCCGCGCCATGGATAGTCCCCGGCCCCATGCCAGCAACGAACCCCAGCGCGGCATTGCCGAACGATCCGGCCAGAGGGTCCAGTTCCATGCCGGCGCCGGTGTTGATCCCAGCCTGCGTCGCGTAGCCTTCGCCCACCTCCTGCGCGGCCTCTTCCGTGCCCGCCAGGCCGGCGCGCCCGACAGTCTGGGCGGCCACGCCCCGGCCGCCAAGAACGCGCCCCGCCGGCGAGAGAATTCGGCCGGTAGCCGCACCGCCCACGGCCGATACTGGCAGCGTGCGGACAAACGCGGCATTCTCCGCATCAGCGCGCACGCGGGCGCGAGCCTCTGCCGGCGTGGCACCTTGTGCGACCAGGTCGCGGTAAACGGAGGACGCCGCCGCCAGATCCACGTCATCCATCTCGTCGATGGTCTCGCGCGCCTGTTCGATGGCATTCCCACCGCCTTGGACGCCACCAGCCCCGGCCCCAGCGGCCATGCGCGCGCCCAGGCCGAGCGGCCCGGCAGCCGCGGAAGCCGCAATCGGCAAGGCGCTGCTTCCCAGGGCATTCAGACCTTGGAGCGCCAGGCCCGACACGGACGGGTCGCGGCCCAGCGTCCAGGTTTCGGGCTTGTCGATGTCGCCGCCCGGCTGCGAGTCCGCCTCGCGGCGCTTCGCCTCTTCTGTACGCGAATCCAGGACACGCTGGCCCAGGCCGTGGGTCGCGTCCGCCGCACCTTCCAGCGGATTCGCCGGGATGTCCAGGCCGGCATCGAAGGCCTGATTGAGCGCGGTCACCCCTACCCGGCCCAGACCCTCGGCTACCTTACCGGCGCCGCGCACCGCACTGCCAGCCCCCTTGATCGCGCCGCCGGCGAGAGTCTTGGGAAAGTCCACGAACTCGATGCCACCAGCCTCCTGCTGGGCCCGAGCGAAGTCGGCGACCCGAAAGGTAAACGGCGCTGGAGCACCCGGGGTGCCGGCCGGCGCATTGGCGTCGGAAAACTGCACGGCAAGGTCCGAGCGCACAACGTCTCGGCGTGCGTCTACCTCATCTTTGAACTCGATCCCGTCAGCGGGATTTTCAAAGCTGTTCATTGGTACCCTCTACGTTGGGGCGCCCCATTGCGGCGCGAGTGATTTCAGTTCCTTCGGTAGCACGAGCCCAGCGATCTGCCGCGGCCTGCTCTGCCGTCCTGGCCAGTTCGACATCGCGCTCAGCCTGCGCCAGCAATTCGGCGTGCCTGGCGCGCGCCTGTTCCCCGGCCTTCAACCCGGGGGGCTTGATCTGGAGCTGCCGCACCTTGTCCTGAGCCTGGCGCAGTTGCGCGCGCGCCGCGTCAAGCTGCGCGCCCTCGGCGCTTTCGGCTGCCGGCGGCGCCGACGGCGCTGAAGGCTTGACAGTCGGCGTCGCGGCGGGAGCAGCCGCTGCTGCCTGGGCGCTTGCCGCGCCCGGGGCTGCCGGCGTGGCGCTTCGGGCTGCATCTCCCGCCCCACGTTGCAATCGCGCGCGGATCTTGTCCTGCACCTCTTTGGGGACAACCGACACCGGCAGGCGGACCAGCCGGCCCTCATGCTCGACGCCAAAGCCGAATTGCCGGTCACCCAGCTTGATAGGCATGATCTCCGCGGTGCCGGCCTGCACCTGCTGGGCCAGCTGGGCGAGGTTGCCTGCAGTGAGGACTTCGCCAGCGGGCGTTCCGGCGTTGAGGCGATTGATGTTCTCGCCTGTGGCGATGACGCCACTGACCAGCTTGCGCTGGTCCTCGCCCAGCCCCTCCATACTCTCCACGCCGTTCAATCGCATAACGTAGCTGGCAAAGTCCTTGTCCGACGTCACCGTCTTGGGCTTGCTCGCATCGCTTCCCTGAGCGCTGACGCGCATGCCACCCTTGCCATCCGGCACATACAGCGTTTGATCCTTGCCCACAAGGCGGGGCTTGTTCCGCTCCTCCTGCGTCTTGAGGTCGCTGGCAAGGACCAGCTCGCGCCGCTTCTGCTCCGCGTCAAACAGCTGCTTCGCCTGCTGCGCCACCATGGCCTGTTGGGCCTTCGGATCGCTAATGCTCTGCACGAAGCTTCGCAGCATGTGTTCGCTGATGGGCTGCTCGACAGGTTTTCCGGTGGCGGTGTCCACGCCCACAAAGTCGTACAGGGGTGCGCCGCCGGCCTGCTCGGCACGCCGATTGATCGACTTCACCTCGATGCCACCCGGCATGAAGCGGTTCACGAAGGGGACAAAGGAGTTCGGGTCGCCCGTGAGCTGGTAGCGGCCCTGCGCCGCGGCGAATGCCTGCTCCCGATGTTGGCCGACGATCTTCTCGCGGCTGGCCAGCAGCTCCATAGCGCGTCCGGGCTCGCCGAGTTCCAAGGCTTTGCGATATGCGCGGGTCAGGCCATCCGCGAGTTGGCCGAATTCCCCGCCACCGAGGAAATCACCGGCGACCGGGTTTTTTTTTTCCGACACGCCGGATAGCGGCGAGACTCCAGGGCGAACGGCGGTACCGGCCCCCCACTGCGCGCCAGGCGCGAAATCGGCCAAATTCACGGTGCTGGGATCCGGCCCCAGGCCAGAATTCGGCATCATCGAGGCATTGATCGGTACAGGTTGCAGGCCGTCAACGTCACCCGCCGCAGGCCCGGCAGCCACCGATCCGGGTACCTGGATACGCTCCAAACCTGCAGGAGCCTCAGGAATCGGATTCCCGCCCGCCATCGCAGCGGCGATTTCTCCCTCAGCCCGTTTCTTCCGGTCGGCTTCCTCTCGCGCACGCTGCCGGTCCTTGGAGATGTCATACGCCTGCGCAATCGCCATCCCGTTCCGCAGCCCGTCCGCCAGGCCACCCGCAAAGCTACCGTTCATCGCCATCAGATCCTCTCCAATCCAACCAACCCGGCCGACAAATCGCCGGCCAACGCCGACGGCAGCGCGCCGGCCTCCTCGCTCGCTGCCACCGCAACGGGCTCCAATCCAATTTCGTCCGAACGTGCGGCGCCGCGGCGCTGCTCCAGCCGCGCCACCTTCTTGGCCAGCGCACGGATGGCCGCATGGTGCTGGCCGCTGACGCTGACCATGTCCAGGCCGATGCCGCCGGGCGCCACCTGATCGCCGAACTGGGCCTGCATGTCTTCGGCATAGGGGCCCACGTGCCGCCCGCCGTCGGCCACGCCATCCTGGTACTTCCAACTCTCCACGGGCACTTTCGTCAGTCCCGCCAGTGCTTCGTCGTCATTTACGGGCGCGCCCTCCTCCTTCAAATCCTTGGAGGAGAACGCCATGGCGCCAGCCATCAAGCCCGTACCAACGAGCGAACCCAGGCCCGCCTGACCTGCCGCATTCGCCTGTTGCTGCATCTGCATCTGGCTGATGCCCAGGTTGCCCATGGAGTTGTAGGCACCTCCGGCCGCCCCGAGGAGCCCTTGACCGGTCCCGGCCGCATTGCCTTGGTTCGTCTGGGCGCCCATGATCCCGGCAGCCGAATTGCCGCCGGCCAGGGCCGCCTGCGACCCGGCGATGCTGGTCCCGGTCTGGTTCCGGCCGAAGCGCGCGGCGTTCTCGCGCAGGCTCATCCCCAGCAGCTTGGTGTCGTTGCGCTCTTTGTTCACGGCGCCGGCGGTAGCCAGGGCACGCGCATTGGCCTGGTCGGTCATCGCGGTGCTGCCCAGGCTGCTGGTGGGCGAGACGCCCATGCGCGCCATTTCGCGGGACGTCTGCGCCTGGGTGTTGTCGAACTGCCGGCCCACGGTCGCCGCGGCCAGGCCTTCGCGCCGCGCCACTTCCTCCGGGCTGTCGTAGTTCATGGCCTCTTCGGCCATCTTGTTTTCGATCGGCTGGAAAACGCTCTTGTACTGATTCCATTGATCGTCGCCGCGCTCGGCGTTCTTAGTCGCCTCGCCCAGCGCGCTTTTCAGCAGCGCCTGATACGTGGGCGCGAACTGCTCGGTCAGCTGCTGGTTCCATTCGAAATTTCGCTCGGCCAGATCCTGCGCGCGCATGCCCAACTGCGCATTGGCCTCCTGCGCCCGGCCGACTGCCGGGTCCTGTTTCACTTCCGTCGACATGCAGCCCATGTCAATCACCTCGCTCGGCCTTCTCGGCCTCCAGGTTGGTCAAGTACTCGGGGTACGGCTCGGCCAGCTGGCGCAGTTCGACACCCACCTGGCATGCCCAGCCCTGCCCGCCCACCAGCAACGCGCTGTGCGTCACCAGATCCACGTAGGAGGCGCGCAGCACGTAGGCGGTGCGCTTGGCGGCCACGCCGCCGCGCCGCTCCAAGTCGGTCGCAATCCGCCAGTTCGTCACAGCGTTCGCCAGCACGGCGTTCAGGTCCGCGAAGTGCGCCCGGTAGAAGGCGTTGCGCGGCAGCAGGACCAGCGCCTGCAGCATCGCCGCGTGCACCTGGGCGTCGTCGATGACCTTGTCGCGGTCGATCAGGTCGTCGTAGAAGTGCGCCACCTCGAAAGCGCCACGCAGGAATTCCACGGCGCTGGCGTTGCCGCGCATCCAGCGCATGGCCACGTCAGGTGAAAAAAAAGGCGCGCTCATCGGCGCGCCCTCTGGGGCGTGGTGGGCTTCCTCGCCCTCTTCGGCTTGGCCTCCGGCGGGCGCGCGTATGCCGGATCCACGAACTCCTGGAAACCGCCCGACTGGCCCGCCGTCGGATTGGCCGGCGCCGGCGGTGCGCCAACCTGGTCGGCCGCAGGTCCGGTCGTCGCGGCCGCATGCGCGGCGCCCACTGCCTGCTGCGCCAGATGGCTGATGGTCATGATCAGGCCGTAGGCCAGCTCCTGCGTCAGGCGATTCCCCACGTTGGAGAGGATGACGCTTTCGATCTGCTTTTGCATGGTGATCCTTGGTCGGAAGGGATTCAGAGGATTCCGGCCACGTCGATGATCGAGACGTGGCACGTCGGTTCGTAGCTGATGAAGTTGTTGGCGTTGGTCGGGCTCCAGCCGAAGATCGGCGTGAACTGCTCGGTGAAGCACGTGAAGAAGCCGTTGGCCGTCGGCAGGATTCCCTCGGGCCGGATGCGGCATTGCCAGCCCCCGCCCGGCAGCGGCGAAGAATCGAAACCGCGGCGGACAAAGGCCGCGTTGTAGGCGTACTTGCCGCCCACCAGGCCGCTATAAGTCCAGCCATCGGCGTACGCGGTCCGGTAGGCGTCGTAGTAGTTCCCGACGGTGACACTGCCCACCACGTTCAGAGGGCGCTGCGCCGCCGTGAATATCTGTGCCCCGTTGCCGTCGAACACGTCCAGGTAGCTGCCATCTACCGGCCGGTCGAATACGTAGTACTCCGCCGGCCTGTTGCCCGCGGTGAGCGTCAAGGTTGCGCCGTCGTGAATTGCCGTGAGATAGGTAGGTTCGCTGCCCAGCGGCCGAAAGAACACCACGGGATCCGACGCCGGCAGCACAACCGAGCTGCTCATCGCCCCCGCGTGCCTCAGGAACATGGTGATGCTCGGCCCATCGACGATCAGTTCGCTGTATGCGTTCCACACCTGCATTCCGGCCGGCATCAGCGCACCCCGTACACGATCTTCACCCCCCGGCGGTCGCCCGGCATGCCAGCGACAAAGGACCAGGAGATCGTGTACCCGTTCATGACGATGGCCGGAGTATTCAGGGACCCGCCGCTGGCCCCGGGCGAAAGCGTCGCCATCCAGGGGACACCCTGCGCCAGTTCCGGCAAGTAGACCGACCCGTTCGACGTGCCCGTATTCAGGCTGCCCAGCTGCCGTCCTATCCTGCTGGTGTACGACACCAGCGTGGCGCCGTTGGGCCCGTAGGTTTCGAGGCCGGCGGGCACTACCAGATTCCCAGCCGCACGCGCAGCACGTTGTTGCCGTCGAACACCAGCAGCAGGTTGTCCCGGATCTCCAGGCGCGCGCCGCTGACGGCAGTGCGCAGCAGGCCGATGGTGGCAGTGATGGCGGACAGCGAAGCGACGTTGATCTTGTCGGACGTGATAGACCCTGCCCCAATCCGTGCCGCACTCAGGACGCCCGCCGTGATCTTGTCGGCGCTGAGGTTGGCGATCTTGGCGTTCGTGATCGCCGCGTCCTGGATATTGGCCGTCTTGACGTAGGCATCCGTGATGACTGCCAGGCGCGCCGATAGCGACGCCACGGTCAGCCGGTCGGCGTTCATGCTGTTCGCCGCGATGCGATCTCCGCTCATCTCCCCGAAAGTGACCTTGGCCGCGGACAGGTTCGCCACCTTGGCGTCCGTGATGACCGCGTTGCCCAGCTTGGCGTTGGATATCGACCCATTGGCGACGAACAGGTCGCGGATGTAGATGCCCGCCGGCACCGGCACGCCGTTTATCTCGGTCGGCTCCGGGATTTCGTACAGCAGCGCGTTGGGGTCCCCGGCGGCCGACAGCACGTCGATCAGGTACGCCGGGTCCAGGGAGACGGCTCCGGTCGTCCCGCCAACCGCGTTGAACGGGCCGATCTTGCCGCCCACCGAGACGAAGCGGATCCAGTAGTAGTAGGTGGTCGCCGAGGCGCCGCCCACCGGGTCGGCGTAGACCCACCCCGTGGTCTGGCCCACGCTCACCGCCTGCGCCTGGTTGTCCGTCGTGCCGCGGAAGATTTCCGCATAGCCGAAGTAGGCGAAGTTGGGCTTGTCCCACTCCAGCACCACCGTGCCCAGGCCCGGCGTCGCCGTGAACCCTGTTGGCGCCGGCGGGATCCCGTCGACCACGGGCGGCGTGCTGGGCTGGAAAGTACCGCCAGGGTTCTTGATCAGGATCGGCTTACCATCGGCGCCGCGCATCGTGACGATGCCGCTCTCGACAAGGTCGCCCCAGGTAACAGCCCGGTCTACCGCCTGACCGCCCTGCCCAAATCGGGTCATCAACGTCAAGCGCATCTGGTCCAGCGCGCGCGTGGCGGCCGCGTTGTCCGGAAACCTGGCGGTTTCGATCGCCGGCAGGTCTGCGTAGCGCAGGCCGGACCGCTTAGAGACTGCCATCTTCAGACCGCCGTGACGTTGGCGAGGACGGACGCCACCGTGATCTCGGAGACCGCCGCGCTGCCTTCGACGGTGAACTCGAAGCTACGCGCCCGGTAGTTCCCTTTCAGGCGGAACGGCCGGCCGCTCGCGACCTGATGCTCCACGACGACCTCGCGCGGACCGCCCACAGCCTCGATCGTGGCCCGCAGCCGGAACGTCACGGGGTAGGCCGCGGCCACGACCTGGGCGGCGCCGATGTTCTGGGCCCGCTCCAGGATGTATTTCTTGCTGACCCTGCGCATGGCCAGCGGCAACGCGCCGCCGTTCCATTTGTGGACGTTCCCGTCCGGCAGCGCCAGGAACAGCTCATCTCGCCGTCCGTCGGAGTAGGACGCCGTGGCATAGACGTCCGTGCGGGTCAGGGACATCGCGCCGCGCGTCAGGTCGAAGATCAGCCCGCCGCGCTCGGTGCCCGTGTCGTACCAGCAGAAATAGCGGTTGTCGTGCACGCTGGCGTGCATGGACTCCGGCCGGTAAGCCTGCCACTGGTCCCGGGTCAACAGTTCCTCGCTCACCACGCCCATGCCTCCGGCTTGGTCGACCATGACCAGGCCGTCCGGCGAGCCGTACACCACGCCTCCCTTGAATGCCTTGATGGTGCGCTTCGCGACGCATGGCTGGTTCCCTTCCAGCCGTACGGGAGTCAGCATGACAGGATCCGCCTGGGGCGCCAGGTATGTGTCGCCCTTGGTGCATATCACCGTGGCCTGGCCCATGATGTCGCCGCCGACAATCTCGTCGGCAACCGGGGAGTAGTACGGCCAGCCGAAAGGCTTGAAGACCTCCGACCGATACACGCGCTTGCCCGAAAACCCGATCATGAACCCGCCGGGGTGCGCCAACAGTCCGAAGAGATCATCAGGCGGGGGAACCAGGGCGTGCTCCGGCAAGGCCTCGCCCAGCTCCGTGAAATCCACCTTGTCGGAGAATTCCACCGCGCCGGCCGGAACCTCCTTCCAGAAGCGAAGGATGGCCGTGCCGGTCGCGTCCGTCGTCGATATGTACAGGCGTTTGAGCGTGATGTTGTATTCGCCGGCCGGCGGCCTCTCCAGGTTGATGACGTTGAGCGTGTCATCCGTCGCCGCGTTGAACGGGTCGCTGACCTCGTTCGGCGGGCCCTCTTCGCCCCAGGCGGAAACGAAGGTATAGGCCAGCAGGCAGGACTGCCGCTCCAGGTTTCTGGGCGGATCGGGTTGCTCAGCCACCGTCACCGTGGCACGCACCGTGGGCGCCGGGATTCCCAGGCGGTACCAGGCCGACGGCATGAGTTCGTCGGTGGTGGCCATCGTCGAATCGGTGACGCGCGGCGGCTGGCCCGCCTCGGTGAAATAGGTGCGTTCCTGCGTATCGTCGGGGATGGCGCCGCGCGCGACATCGGTATCGTTGAGCCAGTGGAACCAGTAGCGCGCGTCGTCATCAAGCGAACGGCCAAACCGATAGATGGCCAACTTGGTGCCCACCTTGGCCAGGTCCGCCACCTTGGCCGGCCTCTTGAACGGCACCAGGGAGCCGCGCTGCAGGTCGGCATTCAGCACGTCCTGGCTGGCGCCGGCGGGCAGGACATGAGGCTCCAGCCGGGGCAGCATGCCCGTAAAGGCCTTTTCCGCTTCCCGCATACCTACCTCGCCCGACCGACCGGCTTGCCGATATTGGCGACGTTGCCGCGCGCGCGGTAGACCAGCACCGCCAAAAGGACAGCCAGGCCCAGTTGCCACGGCGAGACGGCGCTATGGCGGATGACCACGTCCAATGCCTGTCCGCCCGTGAACACGAACATCAGGTACGCCACCACCGACATGCCAGGGCGGTACCGGGCCCCGCAGCGCCTATAGCACGCCAAGCGCAGCGCCGTGGCGAAATTCGCGACCACAAAAAGAAGGGCCACCAGATGGTGGCCCGTGACGGCGACGGTCATGTCCGCAGGTTGCATGTCAGCCTCCCCGTTTCCAGAAAGTGAAATCCGCGGCCTTGATCTTCTCGATCAGGGTGACAGCAAGGGTCACCGCCACCGCGGCCGCGCCGAAGCCGGTAACCACCGATTCCTGGATCCCGATCATGCGCCCCAGCTCGGGCGCCGCGAAATAACCGATGAGCCAAGACACCAGGCCATAGACCAGGCGCTTCACGACGCCCAGCTCGTTGTTGTGCAGGATGAACACGGCCGCGCCCGCGAACGCGCCGATGAGCGCGCCGCTGTCCACTCCGGGCAGCATCGCCCCGAAGAGGAGCCCGGACGCAGTGGACGCCGCTGCCCCGATCCCGCTGGTAGGTTCTGCCATTTCTTCTCCGGTATGGTGGGCCCACGGCCCTATTTCGTTGCTTCTGCTGGCGCGCAGCGCCGGCTAGGCCCTGAGCGATGCTGCGAGCAGGAACAACGCGTCCAAATCATCGCTGGCAAGGCCCAGTTCGTCCGCAATGGCAATCAACGTCGGGCTGTCGCGCTCGAAGTCCTGCAGCTCTTCCCACGCCCGCACGTAGTACGCCGGCGTTTCGGCGTGGCTCATCAGCTCAACGACGGCATCGAATACCGACACTCGGTCCGCGGGGTTGCCGTAGCGGGTTAGGAGCATGGCTTCCCGGCCCTGCCAGCGCGAGACGGAACGCGGGATGTTCACTTGCGGCTCAGGCTCTGGAATCTCCGCCACTGCCACCAGGGTCTTCGGCACGCTCGCCAGCAACTCACCCAGGGCGTTCCGGAAGATCAACCCATCGACGGCGACAGTGACTGCAACATCGTCGTCCAACGCCCAATACTGGCCGGTGGCCGTATCTTGAAAGTGTTGCATCAGCGATACCCCCGGTATTCACTCCATGTGCCGCGATTAAAGCTGGCCCCCCCAACTGAGTAGTTGCCTCCAGGCGGGACTAGCATGGTCGCCCCGATCCCAGCCCCTACGTTAGAGCTGTCCCAAAAAATCCGGAGGTAATTTTCACCATCGAGGACCATCGCTAGATTGCCTGCGGCTGTAGACGTGCCCGTGTACTTCACAAGGATGGGCTGGGGAGTGCTATTGACGTAGGTGTTGGACCCACCGCGCTCGGCCGCCGTGTAGGTGTACCACTGCTGTCCCACACCAAACGCTTTGCTTATTTGCCCCTGTGCGGTCTGAACCGCGGCGTTCAGTACGGCGTAATCCGTCGCAAGCTGTGCAGCGTCCACGCTGCCAGGGTTGACCACCGCGCCGAACGCCTTGATGACGAAGCAGCCGGACACTGCTAGCGGACGGGTTTCCGTCGCAGTGCGTGCCACGCGGGACGCGTCGAAGGTCGTGGTGTCTGCATTCTGCGGAGTGCCGCTGGACGGCGTGGGTGTCACCCCAGCTGCGCCGCCACCTGCTGTGACCTGAACTGCCCCCGATCCACCAACTATGGGACCACTTCGAGAGCTAATCGTAGCCGTGATGTTCTGAAGAGCATCTCGCTGGATCAGGCCGTTCGTCTCGGCGGACAGCAGGCCATCTCCCCGAAGGAAGATCGCACCGAGGGAGCCAGCGGACTTACCGTTGTAGTCCGGCACGCGGATGGTCGTGGAACCGTCGCCGAGTGTGTAGGCGCCGCGCTTCAGCGGTTCGGCCTGCCATTCGGCCTCCGACACAACCGGCACCCGACCGTCGATCACGGCCTGAGCGAGATCCGGAAAAGTGGCGCGGGACACCGTCTGGCCATCGCCAGGGATCCAACCGGCCCAGACGGCTGCCCTCAGCGGGCACCAGTCCACCTTACCCACGGGCAGTTCCGAGCGAACGCTGTAGCTGCCTTTCGACACCTCCCATTCCGCCATGCCCTGGCCATTCAACCAGATAGGCCCGATGTCGCTGGTGGGCGTCTCGCTCGCGTCGAAGGGCTGGACCGTCCGGCGCAGCAATCGGGCCACTTCGACCCAGCCGTCATTGGCGGCATTGCGGCGTTTGAGCCAGCCCGTACCCGTGTCGGCCCAACGCATGAAGGGCAAGACGAAGGCACCCGCAAGGGAGGCGGGATCCTCGGCGCCAGAGAAATCGGTCACAACGTTGACGAAGTTGTCATCGACCTCGTCGCGGGTCAGAAGGCGCGCCAGGTTGCGCCGAAGTGTGAGCAATCGGCCCATGGCTTACCCGCGCTGCTGCGCCAGCGTCCAGTTGATCGTGAACACATCCTCGGGTTCCTTGTTCTTCACGCCGAACACCGAGCGGTTCGTCATCATCCCCGCCGTGGCTGCGTTGAACAGGCCCGCCTCCGTGACGGGGCCCGAGCCCACGCCTTCACCGAAGGTTGCCGTATAAAGCCGCTCGGCGCCCACGCCCGAAATCGTCACGGGTACGCGGCTCCCGGCAATTTCGGATTCCAACGCGCCATCGACCCCGGCCGCCGGCGTCGTACCAATGCCCAGCGCCATGTGGGAAATCACGTCCACCGCTTCACCCGCCGCGCGGGCCGCCAGGTAGGCCAGGCCAGCGTCGGTAAAGAGGTTCTTGATCAGGAAGCGCTCGGTTTTCCCAGTACGGCCGCGGTAGGCGATGATTTCCAGATCGCCTCGGGCCAAGGTGCCGGAGCGGCGTTGCATTTTCTTCATGGAATTTCCTTCAGAAGGAGGTGGCGTCGCCGACGTAATCGGCGGCGTAGTCAAGGGCGTAGTTCTCCAGCACCACATCGCCGGAGTCTTGCGACATGGCGACGTCCCGCCGTTCACGCGCCACGGCAAGCGCCAGGACATCGACCGCCACCGCGGCGTCGAATCTCACGGAGCGCAGCGCCTGGCTCGTCCAATCCACTGCCGCGCCGGCCGAAACTCGCGCAAAGGCAAGAGAAAAAATGTCCGTCGCGGCGGCAACGTCACGCCGAGAAAAGGCCAGGCCGACGGCGGAACGGTCCATGGCCTCCGAAACGTCACGCCGCCGCCCGGTGACGCCGGTGGCATGCCAATCCACGTTGGCGGCGTGATCGCGCCGGTTCAGGATGCGGATCAGGCGGAAGTACTCCACCGCCAGGCCCAGGTCGGTCAGGATCGGATTCAGGCCCAGCGGATCCGCCACGGCCTCTACCGTCGCCACCACCGTGCCGGACGGGTCTACGGTGGCCTGGACGATCTCGTATTCGATGTGGACGGGGCCGGTCATCTAGAACTGCTCCCGCACCTGGAATTTCAGGATGGCGAACGCCGTCTGGATGCGGCCGTCCGGAAAAGTCACCTCGACTTCGCCCTCGTACTCGCCTGCGGTGTCCAGGGCGTCGGCTGACCAGTTCATGGCCAGACGCCCGCCGCGGCCGGCCACGTCATAGGGCGGGCGGTAGTCCACCTCGCCCGTCTCCGGGTCGACGTAGCCAGCGATGGCGAAGCACGGCATCGTGTCTTTCACGGTGCTGGCACCGACCTCGCGGAACAGCAGGCGCGCCGTGGTGCCGGGCGAAGACAGGTCCAGTGGCCGGCGCGTGCGCTGGTCGGTCAGGGACAACTGCAGCTGCGGGCCGGTGTCGCCCTGAACCAGACGAATCTTGGTGGTTGCCATGGGCTATTTCTGCTCGTTGGGGCTGGTCACCGCCTTGGCAGTGACATCGCTGGTCAGGGTGGACTGGCACGCGGTCAGGTGCTGCGCCGCGCGCTGGTGAAAGGCCGGCACGGTGTCGGCCTCTTTCAGAAAGGCGCGGTAGAGGATGTAGTCCACCAGCGCCGGCGCGTAGGCGCCCTCCTCGGTCAGATCCCTGTCGCCGTCGCTCTCCGTGACCGCCTCCGGCACCTTCGCGTAGGACAGCTCGATCACGACATCGGCGCGGGCCGGCGGGTAGACCTCGAACTGACCTGGGCTGCGCTCGTCGTAGAGGAAGTGGCGAATCTCCTGTGCCTTTGCCTGGCTGCGCCAGCTCGGCCGCACGCGGCCCAGCGCACCGGCGTCGGCCACCGTAATGGCGCGCTGGCGCGTGGCCGACACGTTGCGCGGCACGTCGAAGAGCACCCGCGCGCCATTGGGCAGTTGCTGCCGCGCCCCTTCGACGCAGACAAAATCCTCGGAGACTTCGTACAGGTCTGGCCGCAGGCGATAGGCCTCCAGGCGGCCGTCGCTCAGCCACATGGGCAGCTCGGCCGCCTCCCAATACACAGCCTCGGCGTCCTGCAGGATGATCCGGGCGCGGTCGATGATCTCGCTGACCTTCATTTGAATTCGTCTCCGCCGGTGCGCATGCGCCGCTTGGCGAAGCCGCGGGCGCCATCGTCAGCCAGCCGGTTGCAGGCCTGGTCGAACTCGGTCCGGTAGGCCGGCGCCCTGCCCGCATCGGCATAGCCGGCCTTGTGCAGGTGCAGGCGCGCCAGCGCGCCGTCGGCCACGTGCTCGGCATAGCGATTGAGGAGCACGTCGGCCAGCTCTCGCGCGGTGCGAGTGGGCGCATAGGCGACCTCCAGGCGCAGCGCCCTGGGCGCCTTGACCGTCAGGGACGGCACCAGCTGGATAAATCCCGGCAGCCGGCAATAGAAGCGCCGCACCTCCGCCGTGGTCCCGGCAGTTCGCCACGCCCATCCATCCGGGTACAGTTCCTCCAGCTCCGGCCGCGTGGCGGGATCTATCCGCCCCTCGGGCAGCCAAGCCGCCATCACATCCACGACCTGCGTATCCGCCTCGGGCGCGTCCAGTTCGTACTCCGTCGTGCCCGGCACCAGCGTCACCGGATCCAGGAAGGCCCGCAGCAGGCGCGTACGGGTGCAGAATTCGACGGCGGCGTCCAGAATGGCGTCCTCGACGGCCGGCGCGGGCGCACCCTCTGCGAACGGATAGACGAACCGCTCGAAGTCTGCGAGGCTGGCCATTAGGTCGGCTCGCCTGCGGCGCGCGAGTTGGACAGGCTGATGATCTGCTGGATCATCTCGTCCTTCTTGAGGCCGTTGTCCAGCTGCTGGTTGAACTGCCCGCGGGCGAATGCCACCAGGTCTTCCTTCTTCATGCCCTGCAGGTTGGGCATGTTGAAGGGCGGCATTTCGTTCTGCTCCGGCTTCTTGCCTTGAGCAGCAGGCGGCAGCTGACTCTCCGTCACCACCAGGCCCACGCGGGCCGGGTCGGCATCGGCTTCGTCCCAGCCTTCGCGCCAGACGTCGGCGTAACGGGTCAGCTGCGCCGCGATCAACGGCGGCAGATAGTGGATCTCGCCGCGTTGCCACACCAAGCCGGTGCCTGCAACGGTGTCCACCTTGCGTTCCTTCTTCCCGATATAGAGGATCGGAATCAGGTTGTCTTGCTCCATGGGAACCCCCAAAAAAGAAGGGGCCAGACGGGTAACCGTCCAGCCCCTGAATGCCGCATGTAGCGGCACAGCCCCAGCCAAGGAAACTAGGCCACGCCCACCATCTGGCCGTTGACCACTGCAGTGATCCGCGGCGTGCCGGTGATGGCCGCGCCCTTGATCGTGGCGATCAGCTTGACCGGCTGTTTGAAGGTGATGGGATGGGCGTCGGAATCGACAATGCCGGCCGCGGCGATATCAGCAGCCGCCAACCAGGCGTCCAGGTCGGCGAGCGGGCCGGCGCTGGCGTCGTAGGGCTCGAAGCCCAGATCCAGCGTGACGCCGGCGCCCGCGGCGTCGTTGATCTCGCGCACCGCCGTCGCGACGACGCCGGCCGGAATGACGCCCATGTAGATCTTGTCGCCAATGGCGGCGGCGCCCTGATAGCTGTAGGTTTCCACCCAAGCATTGCCGAAGGCCTGCGTATGCAGGGGCTTCGTGTTGTAGTCGGGAGAGTAGCGATCCATGAATTTCTCCAGTTCCACCGGAGCAGGCGGCCGGCTGGCCGCCCGCCACCGATCAGGTGTTGAGGTTGACGACGGTGTCCAGGGCCATCACGCCGTGGTCAGTCGGGATCTTGTTGCCGCGGGAGTCCGGGACGGAGAAGCGCAGCTTGGCCTTGCCGCACATGACTTCGCCGGCGACTTCGAGGTTGCGCTCGAAGTTGTAGCGGTTCTCCATCCAGTTGGCGTACGTGTCCGAGCCCTGGTTCTTGCCGTAGACGTGCGCCAGGGCCTGGGCACCCAGCAGCATGGCGCGGTCGACGTTGTAGCCAGGCTGCAGCTCCGGAATGGTGACCGACGCTTCCGCCGCCGTGGCCTGGCCGGCCTGGGTGCAGTACTGGACGGTGTCGCCCGGGATGTGGCGGACGGCACGATCCATCTTGCGCACCAGGATGTTGTGCCAGATACCCGCCTCGCCGGTGAAGAGCGGGTGCTTCTTCGGGCCGGTGAAGGACGACGCCCGGTTCCAGGCGTTCTGCAGGAACGTGCGCCATTGCAGGCTGTTGGGCGCCGAGTTGGTCAGGATGCTCTGCCACTGGCGATTCGTGACCAGCAACAGGTACAGCGGCTCGTCGTCTGCCGCGGCATCGCCCGGGATCTTGATGGGCTGGAGCTTGAACTCCATGTCATCGATGATCGCGCCCAGGTGATCGATGTGTTCGAGCTTGAACACGTCCGTCGTGTCGATGGAACCGAGCGCCTGACCGCCCTGCACCAGCGACGCGCCGTCGGCGACAAAGTGGCGGTTGAAGGTCGGGGCCTTGATGGGATTGATCAGGATTTCGTCGAAGTCCGGATCGTTCGCCATCGGCACGACCCAGTCCGTGCCGACCTGCGAGCCACGCGCGCCGGCCAGGTGGGTGATCGTGGTCTGATCATTCAGGCGCTTGAAATAGCCCATCAGGTTGGCCATCGCCAGACCGCGCAGGTTGTGCACCGTACGCTGCTGGGTCATCTTGCCGCCGGCGTCCACGACCTTCGTGGCCAGGTCGATGCGAATGTCCATGCTGGACATATCCAGGCGCTCGCCTTTGCCCTCGGCCTGCTTGTCGCCCATGATCGGCTTGCCGCCGGTCTGGTTGATCAGGTCAACGCTGACCTGGTCACCCTGGGATTTCGACAGGTCGGTGACACGCACCAGCGGCATGTCGGGACTGGTCTGGCCTTTCAGCTTCGCTTCGGCGCCCGATTGCTTGGGCGCCGGGCCCGTGAGGTTGTTCATCAGCGAGGGCTGACGCTGGGTGTTGGCGAACAGCGCCGCGCCGAATACCTTGCGCGCGAGCGGCGAGCCAACGGGAACATTGGTTTGGGACATACTGCCTCCAGTTCGTGAGAATTACGAAGAGAGGCGCGCCAGCTGCGCTTCGATTTCTTCCGGCGACATGTTCATGAAGTGGTCCGTCAGGGCACTGCCCGACAGCGCCGTCATGGCGTCGGCCTGGGATTCGGCGGCCGGTTGGCCGCCCGGGATATCGGAAAGCGTGGAAGGACCCGATGCGCTCGCCTTCGCCTTGGCGATGGCTTGCTCAACGCGCGCGGCTTCATCGGCTGGCTGCTGCGCGGGCGCGGCCTTGGCCGTGCCGGGCAGCTCGATGGTTCCGCGTTCGGCCTCGTACATTCGGACCGCCGCTTCGAACCGCTCGGAGAGCGGTTTGTCCTTCCACGCCGCGCGGCTGCGCAGCATGGAGTCGATGTCGGCGACCTCGTTGAACGCGGCCGGGTCGGTGGCACGGAGGTGGGAGAGCTTCTGGTTGGCCTGGATGGTGTCCTCGATGGACACCAGTGCCTGAACCTGCTGTTCACGGCGCGCGGTTTCGGCTTCCACGGCGGCCGGCCTGCCGGCGTCCACCTGCTCGCTCAGGCTCTTCGCCAAAGCGATCAGGTTGTCCATCCGGCTGGCGACGTCGGGCGCTTCTTCGCGAAGCTGCTCCAGCAGTTGCTCGTCGACGATCTCGTTCAGATCAAGCGACTTGGTGGCCTTGCCCTGTTCGGCAGCGGCCTGGTCCAGTTCCAGCTTCGCGGTCAGGTCCCGCACCATCTGCTCGGCCCGGATACGGTTCTCCCGCTCCTGCGCCAGCACCTGGTACGGAATGACGTGCTTGCCATCCTTTGCTTGAACACCAGCTGCGGTCTGATCGTCTTCGGCGGTGATAGCCGCCGCAGGCGCTCCTTGCTGCTGCTTTCCTTCCTCGCCGGTGCCGGGCGCTGCACCGCTGGTATCGCCCTTGGGGGTGGCGCCGGCCGCGGCGTCCGCGCCGGCTCCTTCGGTCGTGGAGTCGTCGGCGCTGATGGCGGCATGCTGCCCGCCGACCAGCGCGGCCAGATCCTCGTCCGACATGCTGAGGGGATCGCGCAAGACCTCTTCGAGGTTGCCGATGTTGGTGTCCGTCGTGTTTTCCGTGCTCATCTCTTCCTGCTCCTAGTTCTCGGATAGGTCCGGGGGTTGAAACGAAAAAAGCCCCCAGCGATTTCTCGATGGGGGCCTGCGGTTTGCCCGTATCCCAGGGCGGGGAATCTGTACGTGAGGCGCTACGCTGCCGCCGGCTGCTTTCCTGACAGGCGGGCCAGGACCTGGTCAACCTCATCGGTGAGCTGCGCGAACTGGGCCTGCAGCTGGGTGCCGCCCGCCTGAGCCTCGGCACGAATGCGCGCGCGTTCGGTTTCGGCCTCTTCGTGCATGGAGGTCTGCTGCAGGCGGGTCTGCCACTCCGTGGTGCGGTCGGCCAGCTGCTGCCGCAGCTTCTGCAATTCCTGCTGGTACTGCGCCAGCGCGCCATCCACCTGGCCGACCGTGTCGGTGTCGCCCGCGGCGCTGGCGTCCTGGCGGATCTTCTCGGCCTCGGCCAGCAGCTTCTGCGTGCGCGCCTCGCGCTCGGCGATCTTGGACTGCGCATCGGCCATCGCGGCCTGCATCTGAGCCTGGGCCGCCTCGTCCGCCTGGGTCTTGGCGGCCTGCGCTTCCGGTGAATTGGGGTCAGCCTGGATTCCCAGCTGCGACCGCAGGAACGCCGCCATGTCCTTGCGCTTGCTGAAATCGGACATCTCCAGCGCGAAGGGGATCAGCAGCGCCTGCATGTTGGGCGGCATGGACTTGAGGATTTCCGCGAAGGCGGCGAACTGCTGGGCGCGGTAGGTGGGCGTGCTGGGCACGTCGGTCAGGGCGACCTTGACGGGCGCCGTCTGGACGTCGTTCTCCTTGTAGGACTGGCCGGTGATCGGGTCCTTTCGGGGGATGTTGACCATCACCTTGCGCTTGACCGTGCCGTTGTCCACCAGGATCTCGGCCTGGCCGGTCATGTCCTCTTTGATGAGGTCCAGCAGCGCATTGCCTACGCCGCGACGCGCGACCCGGTAGTTGTCATTGATCTTGGCCAGCGTGGTAACGCCCTGCTCCACCAGCGACTGGATGGCCAGGCCGGAGCTGGCATTGGACTGCTGGCCCATCATGGCGGCATACACCCCGGCCGCCTCCTGGATGGCCTGCTTACGCTCCTGCATGATCTGGAACTGCTGCTGAGACAGCTCGAAATTGGTTTCGACCTTGATCTGGCCCCGGGTCGCATTGGGGTTGGTGACAACGAAGGCATCAGCCTTGCCCAGTTCACGCGACACTTCGCTCATCGTGTTGTATTTTTCGTCGAGCGCATCCGAATCGACGAAGGCCCGGCGGCTGTTGAGCAACCACATCATGCGGGCTGTCCGCGCGTTCACTTCGTCCTGGGGCGAGATCATGGCGCGAATCAGGCCGTAGGGCACGCCCGTCAGGTCCTCCCGGTAGCCGAAGAACGGGACATACGGAAACCGGCGGCGGTTCGTGGCGCGGTCCAGCACCCTGATCGGGCCGATATAGAAGGCCGACCGGATCTTGTCGTAGACAGCCAGCTTGGGCTGCACCGCACCGGAGGCGACCAGCGCGCGGTGCACCTGGTTCTGCTCGTTGAACTCCAGCGTGCGGCCGCCGGGCAGCGCCAGCACCAGGCCGCGCACCCAGACCCGATACCAGACTTCGAAGCAGGTCACGATGCGGCGGTCCACGTCACGCCAGTCAAGATCGTCCCAGGTCGTGCGCGTGCCCTGCAGCGCATCGTTGAAGAACTCGGCGGAAACCCGCGCTTCGTTGGTCAGGTAGTCCGCCCAATCGCGCCAGTTGGCCGCGGCGAGGATCAGTTCCCGATGCTGCGGAAAGAAAGCCGCGATGTGATCGGCGTCATACCGCTTCTTGCGCACCACGTACCGGGCATCGCTCCAGTCCAAGGCCTTGCTGCGCCAATCCCAGAACATCTCCGACCGGTGCACGCTGGTGACGCGGTAGGGGTAATGGAAAGGGTTGCTATCCCGGGAGACTTCCACCACGCCCAGGCCGGCCTTGATCTGGCCCGCGTATGCCTCGGAAGTCGCCGTGTCCGCCTGCGTCTCGCGCTCGGTTTCGTGCATCTTGGCCGATAAAGCCTCGGCGACGTCCTGGTACTGGTCGTCATCCCCGCCGACGCGCCAGTCGGTGCGCGTCTTGGCCTCCATGCCCAGCACAGCGTTGACGGTGGGCTGGATCAGGTTGGTGATCAACGTGCCCAGGCCCTTTTCCTCCAGCCGCGCGAGGGTATCCGCGTCGAGCTGGTTGCCGTCGTAGTAGTCGCAGGCGCGATCCGCTTCGCGGCGCCAGGCCGGTTGATCGCGGATCTCTTCCAGCCAGCGCTCAAGCTGCGTGACGGACAGCGCTCCCGGCTCGGGCTTGGCCTCGTCGCGGGCGTGCGCAGTCGCGCCATCGTCGCCATCGAGGAGACGGAAGCCGGTAACAGAAGTGTTCATGCGCGCCAGGATTCCCGGTGTCGTTTGAAATTGATGGGCACGTTGTCACGTGCGAAGCGGAGGGACATCACGCCGTAGCGCGATGCGGAAATGACGTCGTCGTCGATTTTCACGATGGCGCCGTCCTTGCGGTGATAGGTGCGGTACTCGGAAAGCCAGAGTTCCAGGTGCGAAAAGACCTTGAACCGGCCTGTGACCATGCGATTGAGGATGATCTGAATGCCTGCCTCGACCCCATGCGAGCCGTCCTCGAACTGCGTGCGCTCGGGCAGCATGGACACGCCCTCGGCCAGGTAGGCGTCCCGCATCGGCGTACCCGTGTCCTTCTGCGCCTGCAGGGCGTCATGCGGCCAGGCCACCGGGATCCAGCTGCCGCGGCCCTTGATGGCGCTGGCGTGCACGGAAACCGGCTGCTTCTTGGCTGCGTAGACGTCGTACACGTAGACGATGTCGGCGTCCTGGTTGTGCGCCAGCCAGGCCGCCGCGGTCGGGTGATCCCAGCCCAGGTCCAGGCCGCAGATGCGCGGCCAGCTGTCCGGGATGTTGAACGGCGGCACCACGATGCTGGACTCCGGCACCGGGAACACCGCGCCGGAGCCCAGCACCGGCTTGCCGTAGGCGCGGGCCTCGCGCTCGTGCTCCGGGTAGCTGGCCAGGATTGCGTCGGCCTGTTCGCGGGTGTAGTGCTCGGCATCGTAGATGCCCATGAACACGACGACCGTGCCCGTGTGCTTGTCGATCAGGAAGCGCTTGACCGTCTCCGACATGCCCATCAGGGGCGTGAAGGTCATGTACACCGGGCCCAGCGTCGTGTTGGTCCGGGTGATCGCCTCCATGTAGATGTCGTGGGGCGGCTCTTCGTCCAGCCAGACGAAGTCCAGGGTTTCCGCCTGGAACTTCGCCCGGCCCTGCTCGTAGTTCCGGAACCCCAGGACGCTCTCGCCGGCCTGGACGTCGCCGCCGCCACCGTGCCGCACCACGATGATGGACACGGCGCCAGGAACACCAGACAGCGGCGCAACCTCCTTAATGGCGTCCGCCGGGATGGCGCCGGTGCCTCGATCGCTCTCCACGCCGGGCCGGCCCAGCAGCAGGCGCTGCATGCCGTCCCGAGTCAGCGCCGCAGACACCGAGGCCGCCCAGCCCGCCGTCGGCCGCTGGAAGACCTTGCCTTCCCACCAGTCGGGGTAGCGCCCCGTCAGGTGCATGGCCGTCTCATACGCGCCGGAATAGGTCTTGCCCAGCTGGTTGCCGGCAGAAAAAAGGCGCTCGCGATAATCGGCGCCTTGTGCGTGGAACTCCCTCTGCTTCTCGTACGGCCGGTAGTACTTCAGCCGGTTGCGCTTGGCGCGCCAGGCTCGCTCCTGCAGCGCCCTGGCCAGCATCAAACGCGGATTGGACATCAGTGCATCGTGGCCCCGGCGCCAGCCGCGCGCAGCTGGGCGAGGACGGTTTCCACGGGCACGCCTTCAGCCTGGGCGATTTCCTGCGCGGCTTGGGCGATAGCCTCGTCCAGCTCGGCATCAGACTTCTTGTCCAGGTCGCCCAATCGCAGTTCCTTGCGCTCGACGAACATGCCCAGGTGGCGGCCGATCAGCTCCAGATTGGGCGTCTTCGGTGCCAGCTTGAGCGTGAAATTGCCATTGCGATCCCAGCTCCAGCCGATGATGCAGCGGCGCACGCGCTCGGGCAGCAGCCTCAGATCCTTCGGGCTGTTGATGTCGCGCACCGTGCCGTCGTCGTCGGTCACGACCAGGTCGGCCGGGTCGTAGAAGCCCATCGCCACCCATTCCGCCACAACGCGCTCGGCCGTGACCTCCAGCCTTTCCGACAACTTGTCGCGCAGGGCCTGCACCGCCGCGGCGACGTTAGCCTGGCCAAGCAACCGCGACGCGCCACTGACGGCAGCGGCGCCCCTCGCCCGATAAGCCGCCTCGTAGGCCTTGGTCTGGTTCAGGAAGCCGCCGGCGGCGAACTCGTCCACGAACCGGCGCTGCTGAGGCGACAGGGGGCTATCCGCGGACACCACGCGGCGGGCGGACGGCGACAGCGTGCGTTTCGAGCGCGCAGGCGTCTTCCGCGCCGGCTGGGGCACTTTGGGTTTGGATCGGGACATTGATATCAGCGTGTAACAGGTTGAAATACAATCGCGGGCACTACCAGCGAGTGCAGATCAATATTCGTTTAGGAAAGGAGATGGAGTTGGACGACGTTGCCGAAAAGGCCCGACGAAACCTGATGATGGTGGCAACCGGCATCCTGGCCGTGTGGGCATTGGGAATACCACTTGACGGAAAATTGATCGGCGCCGTGAACTTGGCCGCTGTAGAGCCTTGGCGAGCATGGCTCTGCGTTTCACTGGTGCTGGTTTACTTTGCTCTTCGCTATCACTTCGCTCCGGTCGACCTCAAAACCGCGCGAAGCGTCGAAAAGCTGCAAGCATGGAAATCTCGTCGGAAGTCCCAATACCGCACCAGCCGCGAGGGACTGTTCAAGCAGCTACTCGCCCTCAGCACGGAAGATGGCACACCCAGGTCGAACGGCCCTCAAATGGCATTTCGCTTTCCGGCTAGGCCCCCAGGCAACGGCATGACATTGCTTCAAACCGGTGATTGCCTATGGAATGGGCGCTCCGGCAAATTTCCCACCAGGTGGAATCAGTTAATCAGGGAGAAGATGGAAGGTGGAGGGATGGTTTCAGTAGGGTATCAGCCCGTTGGGGCGGAGGAAGATGCTGAGGTCACCATAAACCGGCTGGTTTATCTTCGATTGCACTTCGACGCCTGGAAACATGCGTATCAGCCGTCCTGGAATTTGCTTGAATTGACGATACCGTGGATCTTGGCGACCGGGGCATTTATCGTCTGCCTCTGGCGCATCGCGACAAGCATCTACTACTCGTTCCCCTTCGTCCGCCAGTTGCTACCGGCATGAAAAAACCCCGCTCGGTTACCCGGCGGGGTTCTTAGACGCACTGATGACCAGTGACAGAATAGGGCCGATTTTGCGGGTTCAATTCTCAGAAGTCAAGCAGCTGCCTCCAACTCCCCCACAATCCCAGCGCCACGCAGCACCGATTCGATCAGCTCCATGGCGCGGGCCTCCTCTCCTTTCTTCCCGTCTTCTGCGACGCCGGAGCCCTTGCGCACGATTCGCGCGCCACGCAGCCAGATCGTGATTTTTCCGTTCTGGTCGGTGACGGTGCCGTCGCTGACGCCGGCGTGAATGGCCAGGTCTTTCAGCAGCACGCGGCTGCGGTTCGCCTTCTCGGCGAAGTATCGGGCGACGATGCCGTCGCGAACGGCGCGATTGACGACATGACCAGAAAGCACACCGCTGCCCATGGCGCCATCGGACACGGCACGCACTGCGGCGAACCATTCCTGATCCCAGACGGAGCTGCGGCAGCACGGGCAAGGCGTGGTCTGCGGCAGAAAACGCGCTTCGAGAATCCGCTGGTGCAGTGGAGTCAGCGCCTGCAGCTCGCGCAAGATGAAGCCGGCCTGTGCCGCGCCATCGACACCAGCCAAGCCGCGACCGGTGCGCGGCGTGCGATCGGCCATCTTCACCATGGCAGGCCTATCCAGGGTGCCGTTGGAGTAGTTGAAAGCGTAGGTGAGCGCCTGGTGGGCTCCCTTGAAAAGCGGTTCGGACACTGTGCGCTCCTGGCTATCGTGAAAATTCTGTGCGCCGGGCGCACCGGCGGCGTGTTTATTCCTGGTCATGGAATCCACCGTTGGCCGCACGGCGGGCGCCGTGCAGGGACTGCATGCGCGGCTGTGCCGCGGCGATGCGCTCGGCGTTCAGGCCCAACGACGAGGCGAATTGAAGCGGCTGGCGCGGGGCGGCGCCACGCACAACCTGCACCTGGCTTTCATGCATGGGCGTGATGGCCGGGCCCTGGCTCGCTTCGACGGCAGCCGGCGCCTTCGGGCCCTCGGCCACATCGCTGCCCGTCGGCATCGCCGCCAGGGTTGCCGCGTGCAGCCACAGGTCGTAGGCCTCCTTCGGCGTGGCGCCCTGCCGTGCCAGGACGTCGCACGCGCAGCTCCACCAGCCGTCCATTCGCCCATCGATCGGGCGCAGGCGAGGCCGGACCGTCGTGGAATCCCTGGCCTGATCCCTCTTGCGTCGCTTCGGCGGTTCACCGCGCAGGCGCCGCCGGGTGGCCGTGACGATCTGCCACACGCGTTCCGGGGAGACGTTGAAGGCGCGCGCCAGGTCGGTCGGCGATTCGCCGGCCTCGCGCCGGCGGGTGATTTCGAGGTCGCGATCGCGGTTGCTCATGCCTGCGCCTCCACGCCAAGAAGGCTAGAGTTCAGCGCAGCCCTCTTCACGCCCTGAGCGGGCTCCAGGTCATCCCGGAAGGTAATCACCACCGTGACGCCCGGCACCGGGCCGTAGACCTTGGCCTTGCTGTCCAGCACGACCTGGACGTCGTCCCGGTAGACCACGCCGTTGCAGCCGTCCTTGACGGCCTTCTCGACGTTGTCGCTGTCCGGCTTCACGGTGGGCACAATCTGGCCAGCTGCGGCGCGGCGCTGGCGCACGCCGGACCAGGACTGCGGGATCGGCAGCACGATGTGCAGGTGCATCTGTATCGGCCCGGTATAAGGCACGCGGCCCGCCATCGCCTTGGCGGCGGCCAGCTTGATCAGGCTTTCATAGGCTGCCGTCTCCTCGGGCGTGCGGTGGTTGCTGAAGAGCCGCACCGCCCCGGTGGCCTTGTCACGGCCAACCCGCACACTGGTCCGCGGGCGCCCCTTACCCCTGGGCAGGCCCGGTACGTGGAACGTGATCTGGTTCGACATCAAACTCCCTCGCCGCGCAGGTCGCGCAGCCATTCGATGCGCGCCTCGGCCTTGGCCGCCGGCGCAGGTTGGAAATTGCCGCAGTTGCGGCGCCAGAGCGGGCTGACGAAGGTGCCCGGCCGGTCGGTCATGCTGGTGCAGCGGCCCAGGCCCTGAGCCGCCATGGCGGTGTGCGGGTGCCGCAGGGTGAAGCGTTCGCAGTAGACGCACTGGACGGTGTCGGTCACAGGTTCACCCCGTAGTCCGCGCGCAGCCGCGCCTTGTCGTGGTCGGAGAGCCCGGCAGCGTCGATCACTCTGGCCTTGAAGCGCCAGAATTCTTCGGTTTCGCCCTGGGCGATGCCAAGCTTGGCGCCCTGCTCCGTGATGCCGCTGGCGCTGGTGATCCAGGCGTGGGGATCTGCGGCCTGCGCCGCAGCCGGGCGTTTGCCGTTGACCGCGCTCTGGGCCGCCGGCGGGTTCAGCACCTTGGCGACGAAGACGTCCAGGAAACCAGCCGTGATCGGGCTGGGGTCGGCCTTGTCCTCGCGATCAGCGACCGCCAGCGCGTAGGCCTCGGCCAGGCCCTCGCCCGTCACGCCGGCAGCGATCCAGGCGACGATGCGCGGGTCGTTGCTCTGCGTGCCCTTGGGCTGCTTGCCGCGATCCTTCTCGCGACGGCGCAGCCAGACGGCCACGGCCAGTGCCTTCTCCTCCGGCGATTTTTCCGCGTCAAGCGTCGGCGGCGCGTCGTCGCCCTCGCGTACGTGCGAGCCCGCGAGAGATGCCGCCGCAGCAGAAGGATGTTTTATATGTTCTTGCTCTTGTTCTTGTTCTTGCTCCTGCTCTTGGCTTCGGAGGGGCTTGCAAGGGGCTTCAAAGGGGCTTACCTCGGGGCGGTCGCTGGACCGCATGGAAGTCATGTGAAAAGCAGCCCCGTATTTCTCGTAGAACGGCTCCAGATAAGGGTTTTCGGGCAGTCCGTCGTACTCCCGCTGGATCCCCTTGCAGCGGTTGTCCTTGGCCTCCAGTTGGGCGGCGACCTGGTAGCGGGCCATCTCGATGACCCACACCACCATGCTGTCCTCGTCAAACCGGCAAAACCCCGCTTCGCAGGCGCTTCGAAGCCCCTTCAAAGCCCCTTCCAAGGGGAGGCCCGTATCGGCGGTGATGTAGGCCGGATTGAGGTGGTACAGGCCGAGCATATTGGCGTGCTGGCAGGTCATCAGGTACATGGCCACGATGACGGCTTCGGCCCCCTTGCCCTTCAGGGCCCGACCTGTTCGCCCGCTCCAGAACTGCGGACCGACCTTTGCGTATTCGCGCATATCGTGCCCCTCCTACCCTCGCCTGCGCTGCAGGCCCAGGCCTTGCCACGCGGCAACCAGGGATCGCGCCAAGGCGGGCGCAATCTCTCGCGTCAAGGTCTGTTCCAGGCGGGCCGGATCCATCGTTGCCAGCGCGCGGGTCGAAATGCCATAGACAGATACCTCCGGGCCCAGCCGGGCCCGCAGGTGTACCTGCTCACGCATCGCGGAGAATTCCGTTTCCGCCAGCAGCGCGACAATCTCGGTATGCAGACACATCGCGTCCATCGAAACTGCCGGTTCCGAGGTGATAAAGGGCGGCAGGGGCGAGGCCACCTGGACGCGCGCGGAATGCCCGCGCGACAGCTCCCATTTCATATCGGAAAGGTCGAATTTCTGCCGCTCATCCACCGGCAACAGCGGATGATTGGGCAGTTCCTCCCGTACCAGGTCGATGATCTCCGCCAGGGCGCGGTTGCGCTCGCTCATCTTCGCCATGAGGGCGCGACCCATGGCAAGCGCCTGGTTCAAGTTGGCGCCCTGCTGCTCCATCTCGGCGATGCGCTCGCGGGCGCGGCGCCGCTGATTTCGTCCGTATCGACGGCTCATAAGATTTTCTCCATACCAATATCCGCCTGGCCCGATAGCAGCAGGCCCTGGCCGCGTGCCGACGGCGAAAGCCACAGCGACTCGACGCGGGGACGTGCGCCATCGGCGTGCGCGCGGCCATCCACCCGCGTCCAGCCTGCATAAAGCCGGTCGTACAAGTCGCAGCGGTATCCGCTCAGCACCACCATGCCTTTCAGTTGGCGCAGCGCGCCGGCCAGCTCTTCGTGCTGCTGGTCCGTCATTTCATGGCGATAGGAATGCGCTCGCGCGCGAAATGACCGCGTCGAATGCACATAGGGGGGATCGACGTAGTGCAAGGTGTCCGGACCATCGTGCCGCGTCATGCAGTCGATCGCATCGCGGTTCTCGATCACAACGCCGCGCAGGCGTTGCACCAGCTGGCGTAGGCAGTCCGGATAGTTCATCCAGTCATGCGCCGGCGTGGTGCCAGACCGGTTGCTGTTGGCCCTGAAGCCGCTGGATTGACCGGTCACGGCAGCCGATCCGAAGCCGGAGAAGCTGCGAAACACCGTGCGTCGGGCCTGCTCCAGCGGCTCTTCGGCGGGGTTGTAGGCGTCGTCGAACTCGGCGCGGGCGAAAGGCGTCAGCTCGCACGCGCGGGCCAGGCGCTCGCCATCGTCTCGCGCCACCCGGAACAGGTTCACGATCTCGCCATCCAAGTCGTTGTAGACCTCTGCGTAAGCGCGCGGCTTGCGGAACAACACGCTGGCGCCGCCGCCGAAGGGCTCGACGTAGCAGCGGTGGGGCGGCAAGTGCTGAAGGATCCACGGCGCCAGGCGCCATTTCCCGCCGTGGTAGCGGATCAAGGGACGCTTAGGTGTCATGTGCAGCCTCCCTTGCCCCCAGCGCGATGTGCGGCGGCCGCAGGGCGTCCTGCAGGGCCCGCTCCACCACATGCAGAGCTACCCGCAAGCGCTGGACCTCGACATCACGATCAAGGCGGGCGGCCTGGTCTTCGGCGGCGCTGCGAATGGCGAAGAGTTGAGCCGACGCAGGCAGGCCCAAGGCGGCAGCCAGGTTGGCGCGGACGCCGTCGATCAGTTGGGCCTGTTGGTCAGCGCGCTCGCGCAATTGCTTCTCAAGCTCCTGAAGCCGCACCGACAGGCCCTGCTCGGCTTTGCGCAGGTCCTCCGTTCGTCGCTGAAACGCGGATTCGGCCTGGTGACGGTCCGCCAGCACCTCTTCGACCTCGGCGCCCAGCTTCTGGCCCACTTGGCGGCGCAGGCTCCATTCGTTGCGCAAGCCGGGCGCCGAAGCCTCTGCGCGGCGGTCTGCCTCCCGGCCGAGCCCGTCGATCATCAGTTTGATCCAGGCCGTGTGTGGCAACGTCTGGATGGCGCGCAGGGTCGGCGCCTTCACGGTGCGCCATCCCTCCAGGCCCCGCACCATCAGGCCGCAGCCCTCGGGCAACACGGCCTTGTCGATCAGGCCGGCCGGCACGGCGAAGGTGACGCCCGCGGCGAACGGCAGGTAGGTCTGCCATTTTCCCGCGGTCACGTCGCGGCGGTAATCGCTGACCGACACCTTGACCTCGTAGGCCATCGGGCAGAATTTCGCAAAGGACGGTTCCAGCGTGTATACGTCAGGGCGCGGCGAGCCCGTAGGGCCCAACTGCATGTCCGTCCAGACGACGCGGCCCGTGCGCTCGCGCAGGTGGCCGGCCAGATCGTCGGCGAGGGCATTATGCGAGAACTTCATCGCGACCTCCGCATTGCGATTCGGCTATCATCCAAGCCCAATAAATGTAAGGAGACCTTTCCGTGCCCCTTCCCGGCGTTCCAACTAAGCAATACCTGTTCGTGTCCGGCGGATCTTTTGATGTCCATCCGCAATACTGGAAGTTGGGGACGAACCAATACCGAGCAAAAGTGCGTATCCGTGAGCATTTGCACCGCGGCGGCGCTCCCGTGATGGCGACCTACCATCGCAGCGATGGTCAGATCTATGCGACAAAGCGCAATGCACTGGTCGCCGCACGCGCCTTGAAAAAGGTTTGGATCGCGCATCTGCGGACTCAGCGGAGATAGGTTGCACCGCGTCGAACTCATGCCCCCTCCCCGCCGCGCACGGCGATAGCGATCGCCAGCGACCGCACCCAGATCGGGGTGGACGAAAGCTGGAAGGATTCGCCGGCGCGCGACAGCAGGATGGCGCGGCCGATCTCCTCAGCCATCGCCTTGGCGGCCTTTTTCGGGACGGCGTTTCCGATGCGCTCGCGGTGCGCGCTGTCGCTGTTGCCATCCATATGGAACGGTTTGCCGCGTGCCTCGGCCTCGGCGTAGTCGTCGGGGTCGTACAGGCTCTGCAGGGCGGCCAGCTCCAGCGTGGTGAAAGGCCGGTGCCAGCTGCCGTCCTCCGCGATGATGCGGCAGACCAGCTTGTCGTTGGCCGCCGGCAGCGCGCGCGGATCGGCCACCGACCAGGCGCCGTTGTCGTGGCACGCCGAAGCCGAAACGGCGCCGACGTGCTGGTCCCAGGTCGCCACGCCATAGTGGCCGGCCGTCAGGTAGTGGTCGCCGCGCTCGCGGGCCAGGCCCGGGCGGGGATCCGCCACAGCAAAGGCGCCGTTGGCGTAGCCGGCGATCACGGCGTGAGAATGCTCATCCCATGCCGCCGTGTGGAATTTTCCGTGCAACTTGCTCGCGTCCGGACCGCCGCGGGGATCTGCCACACTTAGCCCGCCGCTGCCGAAGCGCGCGCCAGTGATGGTCTTGGCGGGATCCTCGTACGCAGTGACGGCCAGCTTGTTGCCGTGGGCCGAGTCCGGCCAGCCCGTCCGGGGGTCGGCAACGCATTGCCCGGTTCCATGGGCGCCCGTGACGGCGCGCGCCGCGGCGTCGTAGCGCACGATGCGGAATTCGTTGCTGTGCTTGGCCGGGCCGTGGTGGCGCGGATCCGCCACGCTGTACGCGCCTTGCCCCGCGCCCTGCTGACCGGCCACCGTACCGGTCGAGGCGTCCCAGCGGCGCACGCCGTAGGCCTGGCCATCCTTCCACGCGGCGGACGGGTCGAAGCGCGGGTCCGCGACCGAAAAGGCTCCAGTAACCGGCCGGGCGTTGCCCGTAACCGTGCCGCAGGGATCCGACCAGTTGCGCACGCCCATCACGCCGGCATGCATTTCCGGCACCAGCAGGAAGTCCCGCAGGTAGCCGTCCTGCACCGCCAGGCGGTTCAGGCTGCGCCAATCGCTGCCGGCCTCAACGAAAGCCAGCCGCACCCAGGTTTTCCAGCTCAGGTTCGGAATCCGGTGCATGGGCCCGGCGCGCAGGTCGCCAGGCAGGTGCATGCGCCCCAGGATCTCGCCGACGGCGCGCAGCGGACGTTTCGGCGGTTCGTAGATGAAGGCCGGCACCTTCTCGGCGTGCCGCGCGATCAGCAGGAAGCGCTTGCGGCTCTGGGCCAGGCCGCCCAGCTCGCCGCAATCGTGGGCGGTTTCGCGCACGACGTAGCCGTAGTGGCGCAGCAGCTGGACGATCTGGTCCAGGAAGTGGCGGCCGCGCGACGCGATGCGCGGCACGTTCTCGAACAGGATCACCTCAACGGGGTCATCCTTCCAGGCCTCCAAGGCCAGCCAGACGCCGCGCAACGTCAGCTCGTTCAACGCCTGATACTTCGCGGTCAGGCTGCGCGAGTGCGACAGCAGGCCGGAGAAGCCTTTGCACGGCGCCGACAGGAACATGATGTTCGGCCGACGGCCGCCGGCAGCTGCCTGGATGTCAGCGGGCATGGCCTCGGCCCAGCCGTCCGCGGGGTCGCGGCCGTGGAATGCGGTGTACTGCTGGCGGCTGAACAGGTCGCGCACCGTGCAGCGCACGCCCGTGAACTGGAGGAAGTCCGCGGCGCCGGCCGCGTCAACGTCAATCCCGCCCAGGCAGACCATGCGCCCGCGCAGGCCCGGGATTTCAGGCTGGGCTTCCTGCATGCCCGCGGCGCCGACGCCGGCGCCCGAGAACAGGTGGAAGTGGTTGATATCGGATACGGCCATGACGTCAGCCCACCGGATTGGCGCGCGTGCGCACGTAACCCAGGGCGCCGAACGCGTGCTGCTCCAGCACGGCGCGCGCGTATTCCGCCTTGCTTTTGCCGCTCAACGTGGCAAGCGCTGCGATCGCGTCGTAAAGGTCGCTGGTGCAGGGAATGTCCAGGCGCTCGGTGCATTTGCCGGCAGCGGACGTTTCAGCAGGACGGGATTCGAGGGTGTGCAGGATGGGGTTGCTCATTGGATACCTATCGGACGTTGCTCGGCTGGGCCCAGTCCGGCGCGGCGGGCACAATGCGGGCATGGAAATTTGTTCAGGGGGCTGCGGCCTAGCGAGAACTCCCAGCGGCCGTAGAATCGAAGGCGACCAAGCTCATCGAAACCACGCCGAGGGAGTTCATGACGACCAAACAGCAGGACAAAGCACAAGCACTCATCGACATGTGGAATCAGCGCCCTCTGGAGAAGCGGACGCGGCTGGACCTGTTCCCGTTTCGACTGGAGGTTCAGGAAAAGCGTCCGTCGCTGTTGATGGGGTGGCCTGGACCGGACGATTACCAGGCGCTGGCATCGATCCTGCTGCCCTACATTCACGAGCCCCGCTGACAGCAGCGCGGCACATTGCTGCCGCGGTAAAAACCGTCAGGACAGCGAAATGGGAACGGTCGCCGGGCGGCAACCACTGGTCGAGTTCGTCCGCGAGTGCCTGCTGCAGGCGCACCTGTCCATCAGGCAGGGTGGACACGCGCGCCAGCGCCAAGCCCGCGGCATGTCGGTCGGTGGAGAAACGCGGCAACGGGAAAGGCCAGCTATCGAGGGTTTCGGGAGGGATTCCGAAAACCACTTCCGCCACCGTGCGATCTAGCGCCAGCGCGGCGTCGTTCGGCCCCAATTGCACGGGCGCATCGGATCGTCCAGCCAAGCCAGATTGCCCCGCTTCGATCAGCTCGGCCCAGGTCGGCGCACACTCCGCGGGCGCGATCGGCGCGCCCTGCTCCCACACCGCCAAGATCCGCTCGGTCTCCTTTTCGGAGATCCGACCGCCGTTCCTCGCGCGGACGACCAGGCCTAGCGTCAGCGTCAGGCGCGGTGCCACGCCGTTTATCAGCACCGAACCCTCGGGGAATCCCTTTGCCTGGCCGTTCGGCCAGATGCGGAACTTATGGCCCGAAGGCGCCACGACTTCGAAGAGCGGCGCGGGCGTGGCGCCTCCGCGTCGACGCCGCGTCGGTCGCCGCCCTTGCAAAAACCCTAGGAAAACCTGCGCGTCCTTGAGGACGTCGCGCGCGCAGATCGGCGTGTCGGCTCCTGCGCGGCGCGTCACTGCGAGGTGCAACGCGAACTCGATCGCCTTGGCGCGGATGTGGGTGTCACGCATGCCCTTCCCCCTGGCTTGTGTCTGCCGCGTCGCTCCGCTCGAAGTAGTCGTGAAGCGCCTGCACGGTCTGAACCCGAGGGTTTTTCACCTCCCCGTATCGCAGCTTGCGCACGGTGCTTTCCGGCACACCAGACCCCTCTGCTACCCGGGGAAGATCAGGAAATCGAACGGCGCTCAGGCGAGCGAGTACGGAGGAGAGAAATGTCGGCTGGTTCATGCGCCGCATTTTCAACCCATATTTGGGTTGCGTCAACCCGCAAATGGTCCGCAAGCCGGGGCATAGTTCCATTTATGGGTAAAAAGTCCGCTGCGGAAATCGTTGGCGCAAACCTCGATCGATTGATGGGCGAAGCTGGCCTTTCCAATGTCACGTTGGAAAACCGGCTGTCCCGGCGCGTCACCAAGTCCACAATCGGACGCATACGCAACGTCGAGATAAGCGCTGGTATCGGAAATATTGAGGAAGTCGCGCGGGCCTTCGGGTTAGAAGCCTGGCAGTTCCTGATACCCGACGTGTCGACTACCAATAAACCACGGCTCGCGGGTAGCGCTCCCGCAGCTAGCGGTGTCACGCCAAGCGCGGCCGACGCCGAACTCCTGGAGCTGTTTCACCAGCTGGACGATACGTACCGCGCCCTGCTCCTTGCAGACGCAAAGAAGTATCTCCAGGTGCAGCAGCCGACCATCAAAAGTGCGGGTTCCAAGAGGGCTAATGCGTCCTAGCATTCGTCTGGTGTGGTCAGACGGAAAAAAAATTTGGCCCTGATGCAACAAAATAGGTCAAAAGATGAGCAAATTAGTACTTGTCTTATGTTCGATTGTGGTGGCTGGTGCTATATCGGGCTGCGCCGCCTCCCCATCACCCTCCGATCGCAAGCTTGCCGCCTTTTCCGAATGGCAGAAAGACGCATCGGCGCGAGAGGCGGCCGGCAAGCTGTCGCGCGTGGACAAGCTAAAGGAAATGTACGCGCAGTTGGCGAAGGAGCCGGTTTCCGTGTCGGACGTCGCTGGAATGCGCTGGGCAAGCTCAGACATTACGACGCTGGAAGCCTACCAGGCTGGGAAGATTGACCGTGCGGAGGCGGAAAGCCGCCTCCGTCAGAGCGAAACGACGTGGCAGTCCGAAAGGGCCGCACAGAACGCAGCAGCAAGGCCGGCCAACACGCGCTGCATTACCTGGCAAGGTTTTACCCAATGTGCAACACAATAATCGGGCGCTGACGAACTATGAACCGCATCACCAAAGCAGCTGTCATTCTGGGCTTAGCTGCTGGGCTTTCTGGCTGTAAGCCTGACGCCGAGACGGTGGCAGAACTACGTTCTCTTCGGAGCACTGTCACAGAACAAGCGCAGGCCATTGCACAACTGAAGGTCGAGCATTCGAAGCTGACCTCCGACATCGTGAAATTGCAGGATGATGTGTTTAACTTGCGATGGGAAGATGCTTCCTCAGACGACCTCGCCCAAACTGCCTTCCTTTCGTTGACCGAAAAGGGCTACAGCGTCGCTGAGATGCCCGTTGGCAGCGTACTGATTGCGGTCCGGGACGTCACTCCTTACGCGAACGGTGTCAAGGTCAAGCTCGATGTTGGCAATCCGACCTCTGCGACTTTTCCCGGCCTGAAGCTACAAGTTGCCTGGGCGAACGCGGCGCCAGGCACCAAGAATTACGATTCAAACACGCATCAGAAAAAAGAAATCAGCATCTCGGGCGAAATCAAACCCGGCGCCTGGAACACGGAAGAAATCATCCTTGCCCCGGCCAAACCCGATCAAGTCGATTACGTGACTATCAAACCTTCCGCGCCAAGGGTGGTTCTCAGAACCTCGCCTGAACGGAAGTAGCAACAGCGGCCCCTCTCAGGGGCTTTCTTTTTTCCGCAGCAACCCATTTTCGGGTTGACACAACCCATTTTTGGGCTGAGAATCCTCCCCATCGACCCATTTACGGGTCATCAATGACGCGAGGATTCCATGCTCTCGACTTGCCAAGCGCCTGCGCACGTAGGCATGCCGGCGGCCGCACCCAGCACCGACGACTACCCGGTGGTGCATCTCCCCCCGCACGAACTGAGCGACGCCGACATCCTCAGCGTCCTCTGCGACCTTTTCGCTGGCCGCGCTAAGCATGCCTTCGGCGAAACCCTGGAATGGTGGGTCGAAACCCTGCAATGCGATCTGAGCCCGAAGGCCGCTGCCGGCGTGGCGCTGACCGTCATCAGCAAGTGGCATTTCGACCAGCGCGACGGCGCCGAAGGCGTCCAGCAGCTGAAGGACGAGCTTGTACTGCGCGCGCGCCAGCTGATTCCCCGTTCGCCGCGGGACACCGGGGAGGCCGCCTGATGCTCGGCTTCCTCATCGTCGGCGTGCTGGTCTTCTGCGCCGAAGTCTGCGACCTCATCGCGGCCCGCCGGGGAGCGCGCAAATGATCGGCGCCGCCCTCCTCCTCCTTCCCCTCGCTTACGCCCTGGCCCGGGCCGGGGACGCCGTCATGGCTCGCCTGCGCCGCGCCGATTCCTGGAGCCCGACCGCATGACCGCCACCACCCTCTGGGTCCTGCTGGCCTTCCTGCCCGCCGGCCACGACCGGCCGCCCGTCATGGTGATCGAGCGCTTCGCCACCCAGGCCGAATGCCTCGACGTCCTCGCCGTCTTCCCGCCCACCACCCGCGTCACCTTCGACTGCTTGCCCAGCCGTCAGATTCGCGCGGGCGCGGCCACCTTGGAGATCCGCCCGCAATGAATGCCCCCATTCCGCTGCCGTCCACGGCCGAAATCTACCAGGATGCCCTGGACCACATCAGGCGCACGGCGCGCTCCAGCTCGACGCAGACGCGCCGCCTGCGCTGGATCGCCAGCCGCGCCGAAGCCGCGCTGCAAGGCCGGCCCTATGTCGCCGCCGAGCATGAGCTGCCCAAGATGGTCAGCGAGGCCGTGCTGCAGGCGAAGAACCACCAGCTGCGCCTGGCCAACGCCCGGCTGCGCACCGCCCTGGCTCAGGTCGCGGGCGGCGCCACCGGCCACCTGGACCGCGACTTCGAGTTGGCGCAGATAGCCCAGGCCGCGCTCGACAGCGAACGGGAGGTCCGCGCATGAAACCCATCCGCAATCTGATCCGCGCCGACGGCGCCGAAACCGAGCTGCATGGCCCGCATGCCCTGCAGGACGTTCGCCAGATGATCGGCGCCGAAGCCCTGGACACCGTCAGGCTGGCCGACCGCGTGCACGTCATGCTGGTCGACGACGAAGGCATTCTGAAAAACCTGCCGGTCAACCCCAAGGCCACGCGCCTGTACCAGGATGCCCGCGGCATCCCTCACCAGATCCGCGGCGACGTCGTGATCGTGCCGGACTCCGATTATGCGAGGCACGCATGAGCGCCCAGCACACTCCCGGAAACTGGCGGCCCGGCAAGCCCGGCGGAACCGTGGTGTCCGACCAGCCGCTGCCCAACTACACCCTCAACGGCGGCCACGACGAGGTCGAACACTACGGCGGCTATCTGATCGCCGAGAGCATCTGGCGCGCAGAGGACGCACGCCTGATCGCCGCCGCGCCCGCGCTGCTGGAGGCGTTGGAAGCGCTGCTTGGTATGGACGTGGCCTATCAGCGTGGGACCCGCGTGGAAGCTGCTGTAGCTGTCGGGCGCGCCGCAATCGCCAAGGCCAAGGGGGAGCAGCAATGACCAAGATCAACGACGGCGGCTCGGCGTTCCCCTGGGGCGAGCAAGGTGCCCACCTGGGCAGTATGACCCTGCGCGATGCGTTCGCCATGAGGGCGATGCAGGCGGCCGAACCTCCGATTTTCTATATGTCCGCCACGCAAACGCAGATGTCACTGGATAAGTGGGCGGCTCACTGCTGGCAAATGGCCGACGCCATGCTCTCTGCGCGAGGTGCCCAATGATCCGCCGCCTTCTCGCCGCCCTCGACCGCGACCACGCCGTCGCGGCGCTCGCCCTCGTCGCCGCAGTTTTCGCCTACGGCTACGTCCAGCAGGCCGACGAAGCCGCGGCCCTGCGTGCCGGCGCCCAGCAGCAGACCTCGAAATGACCGGAGCCACCACCATAGAACCCAACGTGTTCACCGTGCGTGCCTCCAGCTGGGGCCGCCTGTTCGACTGCGCGCACGCCTGGGAAGGCACGCACATCCTGGGCATGAAGAAGCCTGCCGGCATGCGAGCCCTGCTAGGCACGGCCGTCCACGCCGGCACCGCCGCCTACGACCTGGCCCGCCTGGAGGGGAACCCCTGCACGCCCGACGAGGCCGCCGACGTGCTGGTCGACGAGCTGCACAACCCGGCCTATGAGGTCGACCACGCCCAGGATGGCCTGACGCTGGCGACCGCCGAGCGCATCGCGCTGACCGCCCTGGTGAAGTACTGCGCTGACGTAGCCCCGCGGTTCACATACATCGACGTCGAAACGAAGCTGGACCCGCTGGATATCGACTGCGGCCGCGGCATGGTCGTGCGCCTGACCGGCACGATGGACCGCGCGCGGGTCGCCGAAACCGAGGGTGGCATCGTCATCCCCGACGTCAAGACCGGCTTGCGCGTGATCCAGGACGGCCAGGCCGTCACGCAGGGCCGCGCCCCGCAGACGGGGACTTACCAGCTCATGTACGAGCAGACCAAGAAGGTACGCACGGTCGGCTCCCAGATCATCGCGCTGTCCACTGGCGCCACCGCCGCCGCAGCCGTCAGCCCCGTTTTCGACGCCCGCCGCGTCATGGTCGGCGAGCCCGACCAGCCCGGCCTGATCGAGCATGCCGCGGCGATGTTCCGCACCGGCCTTTTCCCCCCGAATCCCTCCAGCGTCCTGTGCAGCCCGAAGTACTGCGCGCGCTGGTCCACCTGCCTTTTCCGATAACCAGAGGAGCCCCGCATGTCCCTCCACCCCGTCAGCCGCGACGTGTACGTCCGGCGCACCGATCAGGCCGGCAAAACGGTCGTCACCCAGCACCTGGCCTGGGATCCGGCCTCGTTCTTGGTCAGCCAGGTCAAGCAGTACGACCGCGAAGCCAAGCCCGAGGACCGCCAGATCGTCGGCATGGCAACGGCCGCCGAGTACCAGGCCTATCGCAACCAGCAGAAGAAAGGACACTGATCATGGCCCAACAGCAATCTTCGTCCATTGGTGACCTGCAGAAGACCGGCGAGCCCACCAAGAACCCGCTCGCGTCGTTCAGCCACTTCATGGATCGGTTCAAGCCGCAGCTTGCGCTGGCTCTGCCGAAGCACCTGACGGCCGATCGCATGTCGCGCCTGGCATTGACCGCATTCAGCAGCAGCCGTCAATTGCAGAACTGCGACCAGCGCAGCATCGCGGCGTCGATCATGACTGCCGGCCAGCTGGGCCTGGAACCCGGCGTCAACGGCCAGGGATATCTCATCCCCTACGGCCAAACCTGCACCTTCGTGCCTGGCTGGAAGGGACTGGTTGACCTGGTCGCGCGTAGCGGCCGCGGCACGGTGTTCACCGGCGTGATCTTCCGCGACCAGGAATACACGTTCACCGATGGCGCTCGCCGCGACTTGGTCATCCACAACGAAACGGACCTGGATGCGCCCGAAGACATCACGCACGCCTATGCGATCGGCTGGGTGCGCGACGCCGCGATGCCCATCATCGAACTCTGGCGCGTGTCGAAGATCGAGAAGCACCGCGACAAATACAACAAAGTCGGCCGCAAGCACTACAGCTATCGGGATTGGGAGATGTATGCGCGGAAGGTGCCGCTCCTCCAGGTGCTGAAGTACATGCCGTGCTCGATCGAGGTTTCCAATGCGTTGGCGGTCAGCCATGCCGCCGAGGCTGGCCGCGGCGTCAATATCGAACAGGGCATCGTCATCGACATGGACACCGGCCGCCCTGTCGAGGAAGTGGACCAGGAAACCGGCGAAGTGATGCAGCGAGCCGCCGGAAGCGCAGGCCAGTCTACTCGCACGACGCAACCCGACACATCCCCCGCGAAGGCGCAAGCCGAGGCCGGTAACCCGGCGCAGGGCGCGGCAGCGGCCGCCCCTGCCGCTCAGGCGGAGCCGGCCGGCGGGCAGCGGGGCAACCCGCCCGGTGGTGAGGAGGACCCGGGCCTGGACCCCGCGGCTGTCGAGCACCAGCTCGTCAATGCCAAGACTCTGGACGTGCTGGACCTGGCCAGCGACTCCATCGATGGCGTGAACGACCTGCGCATCCGCGCGCGTTTGCACCAGGTCTACCAGGAGCGCCGTCTCGCCATGACGCGCCAGCCCGAACCGGAGCCTCAGGCGCAGCAGCAACAGCAGCAGCGCCCGGTGGGCACCGCCCGCCGCCGCATGGCCGCGCCGGAATAAGGGGACGCCGCAATGTTCAAGAACGCCAAGATCTATCGGCTGACGTCGGCCGGGCCCTTCCGGGACCTGGACGAGTTAAACGACAAGCTGGCCGCTCATGCCTTCGTGCCCGGCGGCCAGCTGGCGCTCCAGACGGTCGGCTGGGTGCCGCCGCGCGAGGGCGCCGACCTGGCCCATGCCGTCAGCGGCAAGATCATCCTGACGCTCCGCGTCGAATCCAAGCTGCTGCCCGGCAAGGCCATCAACCAGGCCACGGCGGCCCGAGCCCGCGAGATCGAAGAGCAGCAAGGCTACAAGCCGGGCCGCAAGCAGATGAAGGAGATCCGCGAGCTGATCATCGACGAGAAGCTGCCCACGGCGCTGACGCAGTACGACGATATCCGCCTGTGGATCGACCCCATTGAGCGCTGGCTGATCATCGACACCAGTACGCCGACCAAGGCGGACACGGTCATCGGCCTCCTTGCCAAGTCCATCGAGCCGTTCCCGCTTGAAAACCTGTATGTCGCCATGTCGCCGGCGTCCGCCATGACCGGCTGGCTGGCCATGGACGAAGCCCCGACCAACTTCAGCATCGACCAGGACGCGGAGCTGCGCGCCTCCGGAGAAAGCGGCGCGACTATCCGTTACGTCAAGCACTCCATCGATGCCGATGACGTGCGACGTCACATCCAATCCGGCAAGCAGTGCACGCGGCTGGCCATGACCTGGGCAGACAGGATCTCGTTCGAACTGACCGAAGACCTGGACATCCGCAAGATCCGGGCGCTGGACGTGCTGAAAGAGAATCACCCGGCCGAAGACACAGACGCCGAGGTCTTCGACGCGGAATTCCTGCTGATGGCCGGGGAAATCGCCAAGCTGCTGGCCGAGCTGGTCTACGCCCTTGGCGGCGAGAAGCAGTTCCAGGATGCTGCCGCCGACGCGGCCGCGCCGACGGCGGGCCAGTTGCCCCTCGAAGACGACGATGACAGCGACGACGCCGGCGACGCTATCGACCCGCTCTACACCGAGGCAGTCATTGTGGTGCGCAAGCACCGCCGCCCCTCTATTTCTCTCATCCAGCGCCATCTGCGCATCGGCTACAACCGCGCCGCCCACCTCCTGGAATCCATGGAGCTGGCCGGCCTGGTGACGCCCATGCAGTCCAACGGCAGCCGCGAGCTGCGCGCCTAAGGAGCCGCCATGCGAATCAACCGCATCACAATCGAAAACTTCCAGGGCGTGCGCGCCGTGGATCTGGAGCTGCGCACGCCGGTGGCGCTTATCGCCGGCGCGAACGGCGCTGGGAAGTCCAGCATCGCCGAGGCCGTGCGCCTGGCCCTGCTGGGCACGCCCGAGCGCGTCGGGCTCAAGAAAGAATTCGGAGCCCTGATCACCGATGGAGCGAAGGTCGGCGCCGTCGCGCTGGATCTGGACGACGGCACCGTCGGCATCAGCCTCCCCAAGGGCACCCAGTCCGGCGAGGCCCTGGTGCCCCAGTCCCCCGCCCTGCCCTTCGTTCTGGCGCCTGATCGCTTTGCCGCGGCCAAGCCCGACGAGCGCCGCACCCTGCTGTTCGCGCTGACGGGAACGAATGTGAAGGCCGACGAAATCGAGCGCCGGCTGCTTGTCCGAGGGTGCAACCCTGTTCTTGTCCCGTCCATCAAGCCCATCTTGCGCGGCGGCTTCGGTGCCGGCGCCGAATATGCCAAGCAGCAAGCCACCGAAGCCAAGGGCGCGTGGAAGGCGGCCACTGGTGAGCAGTGGGGAAGCCAGAAGGCCGAAGGCTGGGCCGCTGACGTCCCGCACTTCGACCAGGCCGCCCTGGTGGGCGAGCGCGCCACCCTGGCCACCGTCGAAGCCAAGATCGAACAGGCCACCACCGCCCAGGGCGCCTTACAGCAGAAGGCCACTCACTATGCGGACTGGCGGCACCAGCACTCGGCCCGGCAGGCCCAGGCGGCCAAGCTGCCGGCGCTGCGCCAGAAGTTGGAGTACGACCTTGAGGAACACGGCAAGCTAATCCAGCGGGTAGATGCTCTGCAAGCCAAGGCGGGTACCGGGCCGCGCGAGGGCCTAGTGCATGACCTGGCCCGCTGCCTTGACGACGCCTACAACGACGAGAAGGTAAACGCAGCGCTGCCCGGCCGCCTGGATATGCGGATCCTGCAAGCATTGGACATCTACGAGGCGCAATACGGAAAGCTGGACGCCACAGGTGACGCCGAAGCATCCGCAGGGCTGCCCAAGGCCATCGAAGCCCGCGACCTGATGGCGCGCAGCGTCGAAAACGACCGCCGCGACATCGCCGCGGCTGAAGCGGCCGCCGAGCAGCTGGGCGGGAACAGCCAGCCCGAAGCAATCGCGCCGGCGGACGTCGAGGCGGCGCGCGCGAAGGTGACAGCCCTGCGCGCCGAACAGAAGACGGTCAACGAACGCGTGCAAGCACTGCTGAACGCTAAGCAGGCCGCCACCAGCGCCGCGGAACGCACCGCCAGCGCCGCCCGATACCACCGCGACGTGCTGGATTGGCTGGCAATCGGCGACGCCCTGTCGCCCGACGGCATCCCGGGCGAGATCCTGGCCGAGGCCCTGCAGCCGTTCAACGCCAAGCTGGCGGAACTGGCCGAGTTGGCCGGCTGGCTCGCGCCTGCCGTGTCCGGCGACATGACCATCACCTGGGGCGGCCGGCCCTACCGCCTGCTGTCGGAGTCGGAGCGCTGGCGCGTGGACGCCCTGATCGGCGCGGCGCTGGCGGAAATCTCCGGGCTTCGCTGCCTGGTGCTGGACCGCTTCGACTGCCTGGATCTGCCCGGCCGCGGCGACGCGCTGGGATTGCTCGACGCCCTGGGCGCCGACGGCCACCTGAACACCATCCTGGTGCTGGGCACGCTCAAAGCCGCGCCCGCAGCGCCCTCCGATGCCTTCACCACTTTCTGGATTGAAAACGGCACCACCGAACAGCAGCAGCTGCGCGCCGCCGCCTGAGAGAGAACCTACACATGAATAAGAAGCTCTTCTACGACACCGAAACCACCGGCCTGCCCCGGTTTAAGGACCCGTCCGACCACCCCGGCCAGCCTCACATCGTCCAGCTGGCGGCGGCGCTGGTGGACATGGACAGCCGCGAAGTGATCGCCAGCATGGACGTCATCGTCCGCCCCGATGGCTGGATCATCCCGGACGAGGTCGCTGCCGTCCACGGCATCACCACGGAACACGCCGCGGCCGTCGGCGTGCCGGAATCCCTGGCCCTCTCCATGTTTCTGGAGCTGTGGGGCGGGCGCACGCGCATCGGCCACAACGAACAATTCGATGCGCGCATCATCCGCATCGCCCAGCACCGCGCCGGCGAGCTGGAAGGCGATCTGGAGCGCTGGAAGTCGTCCGCCGCCGAATGTACGGCGCGCCTGGCCACGCCCATCGTCAAGTGCCCGCCCACCGCGAAGATGCTGGCCGCCGGCCGCACGCACTACAAGACCGCGAACCTGAGCGAGGCCGTGCTGCATTTCACCGGCAAGCCGCTGGAGGACGCCCACAGCGCCATGGCCGACGTCCGCGGATGCATGGACGTCTACTTCGCCATCCAGGACATGCTCAACGGCGCGCCCGGCGCGTTGGTTGACGCCGAGTTGGCGGATTGAGGAGGCAGCCATGCACGCCTACATGAACCGCCGCGATCGCCGCTTGGCGCAGCGCATCGAAGGTCGCCGGCCCCGGCGGCCGGCTCGTCATGAGATGCGCCCCAAAGCCTCGCCCATGATCGTCGGCGCGGAAATCGTCATGCGCCCGCTGGAGCAGCTTTTCGACGAGCTGGACCGCACCGGCAAGGTGACGGTGAATTCCCGCGGGTTCCCCGAGTTCCTTGCCTGCGACGGTCGCTGGTATGAGGCCGCGCCCGCGATCGAGGGCCTAATCTGGCATTTCGAGATGTGGTGCACGCGCCACGGAAAGGAACTCCCGCTGCAACCGCTTCGGGAATTGCATATTGCCCTTCACTACCTTGTGCCGGTCCAGGAATCCACCGTCGACGCGTTGCGCAAGGCCTTGCCGGTACTGCGCCGCGTCATCGCCCTGGGCTCCTCGCCCGAGGACCAAGTAGACCTGCTGCTGCAGACCAAGATCAAAGCAGCCTTGGAGGGCCAGCGCGCATGAGCAAGCCTGCTACCTCCTGGCAGCTGGTACCGGCTGCCCCCACCCAGGACTGGACCAACGCATTTGCCGCGCGCGGCCCGCGCATCGGGACGTTCGACACCACCATCCGCGACGTGCTGGCCACCGCGCCGGCGCCGGATGTCGATGTGGTGCAGGAGCTGCAGGCCGTCCGCGCGGCGCTGGCCTTTCTGCCGCCTGGCGATGCCGCCGTTGCAGGCCTGGACCGCATCATCCACGCGCTGGACGTCGAGCCCAACCGCGCTTCGGCCGCTCAGGGCGATCAGCACGGGGAGCAGCGACGCGAAGCAGTCATGGAGGCTATCGCCGGCGCCCTGGGCAGCGCCTACGACTGCGTGCGCGCCTGGTCGGCCTGGAGCCACGGCACCATGGGCCCGGATGATTTCGCGCTCGTCGCGGAAGATTCCGACCGTCTCGCAGAACTGGCTGATGCGGCTATCGCCGCGATGTGCCCTGCTTCCGGTGCTGGCGATGCGCTGACCGCCGCCGCGCGCGACGTGCTGGCCGAGCGCGAGCGCCAGATCAGCGTCGAGGGCTGGTCCACCCACCATGACGATGCGTACACCGGCGATCAGCTTGCGCTCGCCGCCTCGTGCTACGCGCTTCCCCCGGGAGAGTTCGAGATTCCGGGACCGCCGCAGCAATGGCCCTGGCCCTCGGCGTGGTGGAAGCCTGGCGACCGCCGCCGCGAACTAGTCAAGGCCGGCGCCCTGATCCTGGCCGAAATTGAGCGCCTGGACCGCGCCGCCATCGCCGCCCAGCAGGGCAAAGGGGAAGCAGCATGAAGCGCATGACCCTCGAAGAGTTTCAGGCCGCGTGCATGGCCCAAGCCAGCCGTAGCGAGCTGACCACGGTGAAGTGCCCGATGTGCGGCACGTTGCAGAACGGCCTCGACTTCATCGCTGCGGGCGCCGGCAAAGATTGGGGCGACGTAGCGCGCCATGTGGGCGTCGACTGCGTCGGACGCTTCACTGGTGCCGGATCGCCCCGAAAGGAGCCGGACGGCAAGCCCTGCAACTGGAGCCTGGGCGGCCTGTTCAAGACCCACCGCCTGGTCGTGGTCACGCCCGACGGCGTGGAACACCCGCATTTCGAGCTTGCCAGCCCGGAGGAAGCGGCAGCGCACAACGCTCCCCAGCAACTCGCGCAGCAGGGAGGCGAGCATGCGTAAAAGCCATTCCACCATCGAGGCGATGCTCAAGCACGCCCGCAAGCGCATGCAGCAACGCGCGGGCAAGCCGCTGGCAAAGCATGCCCGCGAGACGCTGTCCGGCCAGGACAAGCCCGCCGTTGCCGCCCAGCCTACCAGCAAGGAATGACATGACCGAGAACAACGCCGCCCAGCCGCCGCTGACGAATGAACAAATTGAAGCCCTGGCGAAAAAGCACATCGCGCCCCACGCAGACCGCCTGGACGCGATCATGACCAACCCCGTGCCGTATCAGCAGACCGAGCAATTCCGCCGCGTGAAGGCGCTGATCGTGGACGTGCTGTCCAACCTGCGCGCCCCTGTAGCCGATATGTATGTCGAGGCCCGCGAGTGCGGAGCGTGCGGCCACGTAGGCATCAATGACAGCAGCGACACGCTGGCGGCCTGCAAGAATTGTGATTGGAGCGGCGACAGCCCGAAAGAGGACCATTGCCCAGGCTGCGCCCAAAACGGCACGATGACGGCGGCCTGCCCGAAGTGTGGCAGCCAGTACAGCCTGCTGGCCGACTGCACGATCCGCGCCGCCCTGGCAAGCGCCTCTGTAGCCGGGGAGGCGTGCAAGCGATGCGGCGGCCCCGGCTGGTACACCAGTCACACAACTGGATACCCGGAGTCGATTCCGTGCAGCGCCTGCAACCCCCAAGGCGTTTCGGTTGGGCGGCTGGAAAAAGACCCGTTCCTGGCTGCGCAGCTTTGGCGCAAACCTGCGAACTTCGCTGACGCCTACGAGGGCGCCCGCGAGGATCTCGCGATCTGGAAACGGCGCGCCCTGGAAGCCGAGAGCGACCTGCGCGCAGAGCGGGAAACATCGTCGCGGCTGATCGCTGAACTGAACGCGCAGAACGGCCCGACGCACAAGGGTGAACCTGCGCCCCAGGCCAGCGCCGCTCCTGCCGCGTTCCCCAAGGATGCGGTTCGCTCCGGCCGAAGTGGGCCTGACGGCGTTTTTATCCCCGCATCCCAGGCCAGCGCCGACGCCTTCCCGCCCATCGATCCCGTGCAGGCGCACGTCGCCCACTGCGCCGGCTGCGAAACGTGCGACGGATGGCGCGAAATGCTGGGCAGTCAGCGCCAGGCCAGCGAGGCGGTGCGCTATGCCGGCATAGCGGCATCGGTCGACCAACTGGTTACAGCTGCCAAGGGCATGACCAAGCTGTACCCGCACGTCTGGGACCGCGCAGACGGCAGCCTGGTGGTGTTCCCTGAGAACGTCGCCCGGTTTGACGCCGCGTTTGACGCACTGCGAATTGCCGTTGGCGAAGCGGTCGACGATGACGGAACCGCCGCCCTGTCCGCGCAACCCGGCCCCCAGACCGAAGCACCGCACGATGATCAATGGACTCCCGACCAGTTGGCGGCAATCGAGAGCCAAGGCCCGGCTGAGCCGTGCAATATCTCACTGGTTCCGTTCACCTACCCGGTTCCTGATGAGATCGCCGATCCGTGCCCGCAATGCGTGTCGGGCGCGGTATGCAAGAAGCCGACCTGCGGCAGGCTGATCGCCCAGACATCTGCACAGGCTGACGTGACGCTGCCGCCTGCGCCGCGCGATGTCGCCTACGCCGTGCGCCGCATCCGGAGCTGCGACGATGAGGCCGCGGCGCAGGTGGCGCTGGAACACTTCGCGGACGGTCACGCCCGCACCGCAGTCCTGGCCGCCCGCCAGCAGCGCGCCGGAGGTGTCTCGCCGACGCTGCTTGCATCCACCCACAAGGGAATGCGGGTGGACTATCGCGGGTTGCTACACCAAGCACGTGCGGACCTAGGCCGCAACTCGGCCCTGGCCGAAATGCTCAGGCAGTTGCAGGTCCATCTGCGCGAACTGGGCCAGCGCTGGTACACCGCCGACACGGCCGTGGTCGATGAACTGCTGCAACTCTATTGCATCGAATCGGAGGCCCGCGCCGCCCTGCTCGCACGTGCGGGAGAAAACAATGGCTGAGAACAGCAAAATCGAGTGGACGGACCACACATTCAACCCGTGGGAAGGCTGCCAGAAGGTCGGGCCCGGCTGCGATCACTGCTATGCCGAAACGCGAAATGCTCGGTATGGCGGCGGCGTCCCTGTGAACTGGGGCCCGGCCGCGCCGCGGCGGCGCACCAGTGCCGCCAACTGGCGTAAGCCGCTGGCCTGGAATCGCGACGCCGGCGTGTTCTACGCCCAGCACCGCCGGCGCCAGCGCGTGTTCTGCGCCAGCCTGGCCGACGTGTTCGACAACGCCGTGGATCCGGCCTGGCGGCGCGATCTCTTCGACCTGATCGAACTGACGCCGAACCTGGACTGGCTGCTGCTGACCAAGCGCATCGGCAACGTCGCGCGGATGCTGCCCACGCACGATTGGGCCGCGCGGCCGAACGTCTGGCTCGGCGCCACCGTCTGCAACCAGGAAGAGGCCAACCGCGACATTCCCAAGCTGCTGGCCGTGCCGGCGCGGCGGCGCTTCCTCAGTATGGAGCCGCTGTTGGGGCCGGTAGATCTGGGGCGCGCGGCGAGGCTGGCCGCGTTCCACGCCAACGAGGTGCTGGACTGGGTAATCTGCGGCGGCGAAAGCGGCATTGGCGCGCGGCCGATGCATCCCGACTGGGTGCGCAGCCTGCGCGATCAGTGCGTTGCTGCTGGCGTGCCGTTCTTGTTCAAGCAATGGGGCGACTGGGCACCCGGCAGCGGTGATTTTGGCGCCGGCAAGTTCAAGACCGCCGCCATCGCATGGGACGGCCGTGTGGCGCGCGGCGGCTTCCGCGTGACGGAATATCCACCGGGTTCGACCAGCGCGGATGGATGGTCGACGGTGCACCGTCCCGGCAAGGGCGCGGCGGGCCGAATGCTGGACGGCCGCGTATGGAACGAGGTGCCGCAATGAAAAAGGTATTCGATACCCTGGGCGGCAACTTCGAAGCTTGCCGCGAGGCCGAACAATGGTGCCGCGAGCGCGATATCTCAGTCGGCGCAATGGAGCGAGCCCAGCCGCGCGGGCTGGCGGTTGGCCCCTACGTCATCGCCAAATGGAGCAACCTGCGGCCGCACGAGCGCTCCAGCCTGGACGGCCGGATGACCGGCGACATGCGCCACGGGCCTGTTCTCGTCGAGCTGAAAGGGGAAGAGGCCAACTACCCCGTCATCCCCGAAGAGTTCAGGGAGGTGGAACTGTGAAAGAACGCCCTATCCCCTTCAACGCCCCCATGATCCGCGCCGTACTGGCCGGTGACAAGACGCAGACGCGGCGAATCGCCATGCCGGTAAAGCATCCCGACCTCGGCAACCTGTACGCCCCTGGCGCGCTGGTATTGGAGCGTGAGCCCCAGCATGTAATTGACCGCGCGTGCCCGTATGGGCAACCAGGCGACCGCCTATGGGTACGCGAGCCCTGGCGCAGCACTGCAGACCTGGACAAGCGCAGCGGCAGCGAGATCGCCGACCTGTGCCTGGACGCCGGCTACAGCGTGCCCTGGGCTCCGATCCAGTACGAAGCGGACGGCGCGAGGCGCGACTGGAAGCACACCGGCACGCCGCCCCACGACGGCCCGCCCCAACCGGGCAGGTATCGCCATGCCCGGTTCATGCCGCGCTGGGCGTGCCGCCTGGTGCTGGAGGTCACGCGCGTGCGCGTGGAACGGCTCCAGGCCATCAACCACATGGATGCCCTGGCCGAAGGTGTCGGCCTGAACCCATCCGCCGCCGGCTTGACCATGACGACGCCGGCTGGCGACTCGCTGCCGCGCGTCATGTTCCGCGCGCTGTGGGAACAGATCAACGGCGCCGGCGCCTGGGACGCGAACCCCTGGGTGTGGGTGGTGGAATTTCGGCGCTTGGCCGCGCCTCAATCGGACTTGGAGTAACGAACATGGCGCAGACAATTGAAGCCGGCCAGCAGCAGGCGAACTACGCCAGGAAGCCCGCGGACGCGATCTACCCAGATGGCCTTTACCGCTGGCGCGACCTCGCCCCGCGCATCCCCTTCACGCGTGAAGGCTGGCGCTACAAGATCAACAATGGCACCGCGCCCAAACCGGCGACGGGCGGCAGGCATTTCACCGCATGGCGTGGCCGGGACATCCTGGCCTGGCTGCAAGATCCCGACGGCTACAAGGCCGACGAAACACAAACCACCACCGAAAAGGAGTAAAGGCCGTATGCCCCGCCAAGTAGTCCCTCTCACCGACGCGAAGTGCCGACAGGCAAAGCACAAGGCGGCCGGCGGAAACCGCATGTTCGACGGTGGCGGCTTGTATCTGGAGATGGCGAAGTCCGGATCCAAGTTCTGGCGCATGAAATACCGGCGGCCGGGCACGAAGAAAGAAACCTCCGTGACGTTCGGAGAGTATCCCGACATGCCCCTGGCCAAAGCACGCGAGGAACGCGCTGCGGCCCAGGCCCACCTCGACGCGGGCCTGGATCCTGCTGTGCAGCGTGAATTGGCACGGGCCGCTGCAGCGACCGCAGCTGCCGACACGTTCGCGGCGATCGCATCCGAATGGCTTGCGACGCGGGAGGAGCACTGGAGCGCCGGCTACCACTCGCGGATGACGTCCGCCCTCGAAAAGAATGCCTATCCGTCCTTTGGCAAGCTTCCCATTGCCGAAGTCTCCGGCAAGATGGTGCTGGACGCGGTGCGGCGCGTAGAACGGCGCGGTGCGCTTGAGATGGCTACCCGCGTCCTCAGCAGTGTCGGTATGGTCTTCCGCTATGCGGTCGGCACTGGACGAGTGCACGCGGATGTGACCCAGGGCCTGGGCCAGTTTCTCTCAGAGCGCCCGCCGGTCGAGCACCACCCTCACGTCGAGCAAACCGACCTGCCCGAATTGCTCCGGCGCGTCGAAGGCTATCACGGCCGACCAGAAACGCGACTTGCCATCAAGATCATGATGCGCACTTTCGTGCGCACCAATGAACTGCGATGGACGCAATGGGTGGAATGGGACCGGGCGGGGGCACTCTGGACCGTGCCGCCGGAACGGATGAAAGGTAGTCGCATGCAAAAGCAGAACGGCCCGCCCCACCTGGTGCCTCTATCGCGCCAGGTCCTGGAGCTATTGGAAGAGCTGGAGACCTATTCCGGACGCTACGAGTTGATGTTTCCCGGCATCCGCCGCCCCGATTCCGTCCCCATGAGCGGGGAGACTATAAATCGTGCCTTGGAGATATTGGGGTATGAAGAAAAGCAGACCGGCCACGGTTTCCGTGGCTTGGCCAGCACCATCTTGAACGAGTCTGGCCTCTTCCGGGATAAAGCGATCGACGCCCAGCTTTCCCACAAGGAGAGAAACAAGGTGCGCCGCGCATATAACCACGCACAGTATCTGGACGAGCGCCGCGAGCTGATGCAGTGGTGGTCCGATTACCTGGACGAGCAGCTCGCCAAGGCGAAAAAACCTATACCCTTACCCTGA